TTGAAGCGGGTGATTTCTGCCTATTTCTACAATATGGGAAAAATGCTTGATGATAATAAAATCTTCCAGACTCAGTTTGATGACCAGTTATGGATAAATATTGAAAACTTCGTTGTTAATCTGAGCCAGTTGCCACTTTGGAAAGATCGATCTATGGCTACTACGGTTTTCTCTGGAAAAAGAAACTATGACTATTGGAAGTCTATTTTTGAAACCGGTAGTGCTGATGGTATCCAGGTTCTGGCAAAACCGTTGAATTATATAGAGATGATTAAAAAGTAAGCTTGTTAGAATTTGTCCTTTTCATGCACATCAACTAGGTTGGATGTGCTTTTTTTTATGGTCTCTTTAGATGAAAGAACACTATTTAGTTGATTTTAATATCGATCTTGACTTGGCCAGGAAGGACTATGATCGAAGAAAAAATGTTTCAGATGCTTTAAATAATTTTTTTAATCGATCTAAGGCCAAAGAATACGCAGAACTAGCTGTTGGTTATACAGACAATTACGGAAATTTTAGTGCTTCTCAGCACGGTTTGAGTGAATACATATTATCTAATAACAAGCCACAAGCAATTTTTAATTTTGCAAAAACCGTTTCACAAGATGGTGTCTCTACCTCTGATCTTCCTGCACTGATTTGGGAGGCAGGAATGCCTTATGTCAAAATCAGTGTTGGCTCTGAAATAGCCTGTTTGCTCAGGCCTGATCGTTTTTGGATTGGTAATGTGAGAACCATCTGGTCTCATCTTGTGATCAAGCATAAGGGAGACTGGGAGAGAGCCAATGAAGAGTATGTACTTTATAGATTTGATGATATTGATTCAGAAATGAATTACAAAATATGGCGGGAAATCTATACGTGCATGGGGCCAAGCCTGGATACCATACACGATATATCTTTACATTGGGCCAAGGAACAAAATGTGGAGCCGGGAGAGGATAAATATCTTTGGACTGATGTTGTTTGCAGTTATCTCTACGAGAGTTGAAATCGAATCAAGGCTACAACAGCCAATATAAAGAACAAGAGAAAATCATTTTTGTTTGTATCAATAACCCCCTCCCCACCATTGAGAGAGGGGAGGTCCTACGTCAAATCTTAAGATGATGGAAGAATACCCGGTTTCGCATCATTGCATCTTTTAGCACCTTATCCCAACTGACTACCTCAGTGTAGAGATTAAGGCTATCATGCCAACGGAAGTAGCCCTGTCGATCTGGAAGGGGCTTGAAATCTTTTTCTTCTTCCAACCAAGTCTTCACCTTTTTGTTTAAGTCACAGATAACATAGCCATAGAACGGGGTATTGGTGTTAATCTGTATCTCCCTACCCTGAGGTGTGGTGAACTCTCCATCACGTAGCTTGCGAACATAGCGAATAATTTGTTGCACAGGATCTTCCTTGGAAGATGGGTTGGCAAAATCATCTCGCTGTGGCCTCTTGAACTCGAATATAGTTACAGGATTGCTGGCTTCATTCTCGCCCCGAAAAACCATTCGGTGATCAAATGCCAGAATATCTGGCCTACCTGACTTTCCTTCCAAAGGGATATCAGAGGAGAGGTATTCGGTAAAATTGAGGCGTTCATCAATTAACCAAAGGTTATGCTCTTCAAAAGGTGTTTGGTCACTGTCTCCTTTTCTGGGGAAAATAATGTCATGCACTACACCCTCAGAAGAGTACTTACCATCATCACCGGTTTGCAGGCTTTTTTCAAAAATGTCAATAACACTGCGACGCATGGAAATATAATGAGCCAAATCATTTTTGCTGGTATCAGAGACCATTTGTACAATTTCTGAGGTCTTATGCTTCAGATCTTCAGTTTTTTCACTTTCCAGGAGGTGTTTTACGGCTCCACGCGTCTTAACTTCTAATCGATATTTCTCGCTTTGAAGTTTTCCCTCGATTTGCTCATCGGTGGCATTGTATGCCAGGTCCGTAACATCAATCTTGCCCATCAAGCTTCGATGCCAAGGTGCTTGTTCTTCTACATAGTTTTTGATCCGCTGGGTTTTCCTTTCTCTCCGAGCTTGGACATCATTACTCACTGCGCTAATCGCCAGTTCCGCTGCCGACACTTCAATCTCTGACTGGGCAATCCCAAAGTCTAAGTCACTATCTTTCTTTTCCTTCTGAAAATCAAAACCACCACGCTCTAGCGAAACATGTTGGTCAAGATACTCACCAGAAACATAGACTTTGATAATAAAGTTTCTATCTGTTTTTTCTTTACCCACCGCTTTTTCATAGAACTCATCAATAAATTCTGGAATATAGTTATGTAAAGAGTTCGCTGTAACTTCGCGACGATGTGCAACCAGGCTGACTTTACTGGTTTTTTCCCTTGGAGAGTAAAACTTGAAGACTCTTGCCGTGAATACTTGTCGAAAATCTCCTTGTCCCAAGGTGAACTGACCACCTGCAGACATAACCTCAGAAATTAGATTCTCACCAGGGCCTTCAAGATAATTATTCAGTATGAATAGTTTGGACTCATCATTTTCACGGAGTACAACCTTAGGCAGTTGTCTCTTTTTATCAAAGAAGTAGGGCAGTAGGCGCTCCACAATAACCCTGGCAATGGTACTCAACTGCTTGTCAGTAAATTTACAGTTTCTGAGGGTTGATATGGTAATTTCCGATCCAGTGTACTGCTGATCAGACGGTTCAATCGTCTCATTGGTAACGATGTCTTTATGGCGTCCCATTTCAAACCGTCGGCAAAAGAGTTTCTCACCTTCTTTGTAAACGCTCTTGACATTAAACGTTTGAAAATATTTTAAGCAGGTAAACCGGCCAAAACCCTTGCCCCCCTGAGTGATTTTATGGTCTGAATAGAGTGTATCGAAAGAGTTTCGATTTTCAGTGTCGAACCCTACACCATTGTCAATAACAGTAAAGCCACAAACAGCAGGCGTGGAATGCTCTAACAGATCGTCTTGTTGTTCACGATGAACAACAATCTGTACAAGGCCACTATCATTGTCATTGCATTCAATGGACTGAATCGCATTTACTATCAATTCAACAATAGGGGTATAGACGTTGACACCTGAGCCCGCCGGAATATGATCGACTGCACGTTGTATGTTGACGTTACTCATAGTATCTCTCTTAACATCCCTGCAGTGTAAAAGGTTGCTATGTTCATGGATCAAGGTTCTGATTCTATCGTTTTTTTCTACTGTCCGTGAACTCATTTAATTTATCTACCCTTACCATTAGGTATGTCTGATGTCTGGCCAAAATCGCTACTGTTCTGGATCCTCTTCTACGTGATGCTTGCTCCTATAACTGCCAACATATATGAAATCATTGAGGGCATCTTGCTGATTTTTGACCGCGCAGTGTAATTATTGTTCACTCCGGTCTTGCCTATTATACTTCTGCCTCATACTCTGCCAGACTCGGCACAGTGCCTTTTATCTCACTATCTTGGATAAATGCCTTTTGTCCGACAGAGATTGATTCGCCCTTTACAGTGATCACGGAACCATCACGTAACTCTGCCTGACTGGTACCATTGCCATTATGGCCAGTAATTGTAGCCACAATCCGTACTCCTTCTGGTATTAAAGCCTTGAACCGTTGCCAAATGTTGGTAGTTGACATTCGCCCCCCTGTGCTAGTTTTTTGTACCTTACTTATTCATACGAGGCGAAAAGCTCAGGTGAAATTCGCCCCCTCGGACAACTACTCCTAATAGTGACGTTCTAAGTCAACCGATTGAATAACGGTTCCCACGCCACTGGCACTGATACTGGTCGCCAGACAAAGGGCTTGCCAGTCTCGCGTTATATCCTGAACCTCGACCAACATTCCCGGCTCAATTAACCCGGGTGCTGTATTAGTGTCGGTCAATGGCAACTCGATGGTAGTAATGCTCTGGTTGCCACCCTTAGCCAGCTCATTCCGGCCTCGCTCGGTATTGACCTGCGTTTCCGTGAGCCAGTCTTCCAGAATATCGGGAGCCGGGTTATCGCCATTGGAGCCGGTTCGTTTGACGTTGACCGCCACGCCAGCATTGGTCCCGGAAACATAGACCGCATTGTAAGCCTGCTCTGGTCGCCAGTTGGCGCTCAAGCTAATGACCATACTGGCAGGAATGATCTTATCCATAGTGGCCGTGTTCCAGTGCCAAGGGCTGGCCGGGTATCGGGGTTGTATGCTCACCTGGTCATTATCACGGCTGGGGATAATCACTGATCCGGCTGTGGTAGCGACCTTGGCCACCACCTGCATAGCGGTCTGGTTCTGATAGCTGAATGAGCCACCTGGCATAATCCAATCCGGTGTGCTGTAGTCGTTCAGGTCAGGATAGATCGCCGTAAAGCCGGTATTGGCCAGTTCTTCGATGATAGCCTGTTTGGCATTGAGGTTGGTGCTGTTGCTCTTGCTTCGTTGTGGCGCATAAGGCGCTGCGAGTAGTTGGGTGCGGCTGCTGCCATAGAGGGTGTAACGTTCAGCCCCGAAGCGTCTATCCGTATTGTAACGCTCGATGATAAATACCCATTTCCAGCCGTTTATATCCACCTCGATCTGCTTTGGACCGTTCTCGTCCGGTTCCACCAGTGCGATATTGGAAGCGCCCCACAACTGCCCGGTAAAGCTCCATGAGAAGCTATCAATATCCAGGCTAATTTCCATTGAGGGCAGTTCAAGCGGTGTCCGGGCAGGCAAAACGACAGTGGTGATGATGTTCATAAGCAGATAACTCTCCCTGATCTCTGGCTGTTCCGGCTCCGGCTTTTCCACAACGACCGGGTCTGTCTCGCCGCCATAGTTGCCGGTTACCGTTTCATCCTTGGCTTTCTGGCCGATGCCCCATGGCAGGACAACCGGCTGATCTTCGGCCCGGTTGCTCTGAAAGGCAAAGCGCCGCTTGCTATCCACAGGAACAGCTGCGATTTCTTTGTCAAAGGCACCAATCTGGAAAAATACCGAGCCATTTACCTGTGGCTGGTACTCCCTATCCCGGAAGGTAAAGTTAAGCGGTTGCTGCGGAAAAATATAAGCAGGGCTTTTTCTTTCGTTGGCACCATACAGATCAACCGACTGCATCCTCTCCGATACATTGCTATCCCGCTCCGAAGGATGATTCCATGGTGAGGCATGATTATGATCCTGCGCCTCAATGGTTTTATCCCATGCACTCAGCTTGCCGCTGTCTTTCCGCTCAGTCTGCTGCCAACGGGTTCCTGCTGTCGCTTCTTTCTTCTGGCTCTGCCTGTGACTAAAACTGATCTTAGCTTGCTTTTTAGCCACGGCTCCCCAAAACACCCCAAACGGTGAGGCTTCCAGAGGCTTCGCCTGCTGACTACTTTGCTGCCGGGTAGTACTAACAGGCCGACTGCTGGAATAGCCCGCAGAAAAGCCCTGCTGGCGATTGAGCGCACCCTGCCATTGGCATCCATAAGGGCGAATCACACTGGGAGGCGGTACAAAATAAAACGACGGACTTCCGTCAAAAGTAAAGTCAGCAATAGCCGACGATGACACAGTATAGGAAGCACCAGTCAGCCGAAAATCGACACTGTCGGTGGGAACCTCATAACTCATGGCAAGGGTTCCGCCTTGATATGGCCATGCACTAATGGGCGATAGAAAGGAAACGCCCGGAGGGATATACCGCCTTCAATGGTGCGGGTATGGTTGGTGCCGGTATCAATCCACCATGTCGGTTCGGTAGCTGGCAAGGTGCCGCCTGCTTCAACCCGGTAAACATGGCCATTGGGAATGGTTGGATGGATGATGTCCCCTTGAACGACTGCTGCGGTAGCGGTAAAAGGCACACCATATTCATCCACCGCCAGCACAAAGGTATCCCCGCCTTCGGTCAGCACATCCAGTGTATAGCTGCCATTTTCAGCGTCACTGGTCGTATTGCCGGTTACCGCCCATGAACCATCGGGCTTATGTTCAATAGCCACCAGTTGCCTTGCTGCGGGTTCGGCCTGATTGTCTAGCACCCGCTCTACCTTGCCGGTTATAGTGGCAGGGTCGCCGGTTGGCGCACCACCGCCTCCGCTGGTGCTGATGACGAGATCATAGACAACCACGTTGTCGGGAGTAACAGGCTCACTGGCCAGCGCCCGACCATCTTTAAAAATCAACAGATTTAAGGTTTTGGTGCTGTACCTTTCCGGGATTGATTGAATGTGAACATTGCCGTTTTTTACATGTTGGCCAGAGATATATTGCAGTTTTCCTACAGCAAGGGCAAACACGATCCCTTCATAAAGCAGTCCATCAACGGTTAATTTCCCGACGATTTGATTAGCATAAGCAGGAGGCTTTTCCGAGAACAGATGCCATGATGCCGTAAACATTACCAGTCTCCTGACGTTTGAATGTAGTAAGACATCGGAACTCCATTATATCGATCAGCATTCTGCTTCGTTCCCCTGTATTCTATGCCATCTATATTAAGAGGCTTCAGCATCTGCGCCCTACTACTATCATCATTGTGCTGAAGCATCGGGAAAATATTGTAAAGTCCCCGAAGACGATAGACGTACACTTGATTGATTACTAAAAACCAAGGGACACGGAGCTGTGCAGCCTGCTCAAATGAAGCAATATCTTTTCCAGCACCAGCTGCGTTAGCAGCATTGTCAGGCAAAATGCTTGTCAAAAAATGATAGCAGCTGTTTTCAGACCATTCTTCGCCGGGAACCTGTGTTACTGGCCGAATCGTCTTGTTAGTTAAGACCCTCTCTGAAAAATTATCAAAAAAAGACGGTCTGCTGGAATAGCTTGTAACAGTTTCCATAGTACCTGAATGCATCACATCCGTAATCAACGCATGACCGATATGTGTCGTATTGTTTAAGCGATCAACGTCACCAATGTAAATACACAAAGGCATAACAGAGTTGAAGCTGCTGCTAAAGGTTGTGTACATAGAGGAAGAGTATGCGAAGAAAATAAAACTCCGTTCATCGCCAACAGCCATCCATTTGTAGCCATTTACATAAGTATTAATTACCTGACTATAGCCAGAGTAATCTTCAGGGGATGTGACAGCATCAGCAATCTGCATTTTAAAACAGCCTGAATTAGTTGGACTGCTCTCGGCTAACAAATGACAATCCGATTCATAAGCTGACTGATTTCTGTAAACGGTGCGATCACTCCCGGCAACTGCACTGGTCATTAGCTTTGTCCAGCCAAGACCTGTCTTGCCGCTATAGCCATTAACAAGAATGGCATCCAAGACATCAATAATTCCGATTTTATAGCTGCCGCTTGACCCTGAATAAACAAATTTTGGGGCTCCCGGATCATCTGAAGAATAAAAAGTAACAGGCATCAGTCAGCATCCCCCCGAATCTGTAGCGTAAAGTCATCGTTTGTTTCCGTACCCTGACCTGAAAGCACCGTCCGGCAAATCCAAACTGGCGCAAGGCACCCATCGGTATTGAAGCGGATAGCGTTGCCTGTTGACCAGCCGCTGCCCCAACCATCGGCTTTCATCGTGAAATAAGGCACTCCCGCCTCCGGGTTAATGGGTGCGGTATCCGTTGTTGTGCTGCCGGTTGATATGATCCCGAGCTTTTCCTCAACAATCTGGAAGGAAGTCGTGCTGGTGAAGATAATCGCCCACTTGCCGTAAATGGCACCTTTGTTACTCACTTCTACCGGGTAGTTGATGGAGTTGTATTGGGCAGTTGTCTGGTCTCCAACCCGGTCATCCGTCCAGTTTGGATCGCCGCTATCCCATACCTTCTGGCTGAAAAAGTTTTTCACTCTCGCCTGAAGATCGCCATAGACCACCGCACTGCTGACCGAGGTTTCGCCTGCGGGTAAATCCCAAGGCACTGGGGAGATAATGGACAGGTCGCCATTGATCTGCACATCGCTCAATACGCTCATGTGCTCCACCCGATCCTTAATGGCATAGGGTGCCGATAGCGGGCTACTGTCGGCATCAATCAGGCTCAACGGATCGGCAAAGGTCACGGTTCCTGCCTCTCTATCGACGGTGTATTGATCGCTGGCCAGCAAAGTACCACTGCTGTCTTCCACCACTATTTCTGCCTGATGATCACGAGCCAGGTTAATCACCTGACCTGTCGTTGGCGTACCAATCTCGGTGGTTGCCGTATGACTTATAACCACAATATCCCCGGCTCGATAGATGGGAACCTTGCCATCGGGAGGCAGACGTACCGGGTCAAGGCCGATCAGTTCAGCATCGAGCGGCAGGCTGGTTTCTACCACGCAGTTGTAACGGACACTCTGCGGGATGACGTAGATTGGCTTCTTTTCAAGAGAGTTTCCATCGGTAAACTCAATCTCACACCAGCCAGTCGTCACGTCGATGTTTCCCGCTACCTCTGAAGTACTGAAGTCGCCATTAAAGTCAGCTGTCGCAGTAATCACATCCCCGGTATCCACCCGCACTGCCGTTAGTTGCAAACTGCCCTGCCGAACAGGAGCACCGGGAGTACGGAAAGCCACCGCATTTATGCCAAAGCCGACCCCGATGGTGGCCGCTGCCTGAATGGTGGCCGTATTGACAGTGCCAGATGGATAGCTGGCCAGTGCCGCCAGACCGCCGCTGTAATCGACCCTGCCAACCTGAACACCGGCATTGGTTTCTGTGCTCAGGTTTTTATAGAGGGAGCCATCCCGGTCAAAGTAGGTTTCACCATTCCATTCAAAAACCACGCTGCCGGGGAGCAAAACGGTATTGTCCATCAAGGGCAGCAGATCAATGGTCAACTCTGGCGAGGTAATATTTTCATTATAAGGCGCATGACTTAAACTGCTGGCCTGTGCAATGGCCGTAATGGTATTACCAGTAAAGGTTTGAACTTTGGGTACATTGGTGACCTCGACCTCCCTGATACGACCATTCCCACCATAAGTTCTTACCCGCCATTCTGGATAGTTGTAATTCTCCAATGCCAGAATAGTGAACGCCCCGGTCTGGTAATTAATGCTGCCGGTCACTCCCCGCCAGCCACCCGAAGTATCATCACTGATCTGCTTGGCAACGTTTCTGGTTGACTGGTAGGTTGTCCAATCATCCTCCAGCCTTGCGCCGTTGGGTACATTGGACAGCTGCTTAACCAGAAATTGCAGCTGGACAGAACCGGGCAATAAAGGCGCTCCGGGTATGGTGCCGCTCATTACGCCAAGATCATCCACCGTTACAATAACCTCGCCACCAGCACTGGTGCCTTCTTCATAAGTCAGCTGTATTTCGGTTCCGCTATCAGGCAGGTTGTCCAGCTTAAAACTCAGCTCGCCGGGAGCGTAATGAATAGCGCCGCTGCCATCGCCCGTCAGCAGGCCATTGCCCTGATCAGTCAGGGTTTTATTCCCCCCGGATGAAACATACGTCACAGTCATGGAACCGGGCTTGATACCGGGCTTCTGAACAGTATGCCGGAAGGTCATATCATCCACCGGCACCGAGCCGGTTCTGATCGTTACCTCATCATCATTTTGTGCCACATAGCTGAGAACAATGGCACTGTCTGGATCGGGCAAAGCATCGAGGGTAATTGCCGCCGAGCCGGTTGCAAAGAGGATGGTGCCAGTTCCAGAACCAATCATCTGGCCGTTACCGGAATCCCGGATGTCCTGCCATTTGCCGAGAGCGATATAGCTGACCACCAGCGTCCCCGGCCTTGGCTTGGCCTCAGCCATGTTCAGGGTGTAGTTGAAGCCCCGGTTCTGGTTAGTGATGGGAATAGCACCACTGATCGCAGAGCCCGTAATTCCCACCGCTGGCTGATAAGTCGCATTACCGGAGGCCGAAAGAACTCCGCTTACTCGCCAGACGTTTACTTCCCCAAGGTCATAATCCACGGTCAGCTTGCTGTAATTATTGGTGCCGCTTTTATGGATCAGATTGCCTGTGCCGTTATCTTCAAAGGTGCCGCCATCCACCGATAGGGTCAGGGTTCCGGGCAAAACACCCCGCTGCAGATAGGTGCGACTCTGGGTGCCAGTGATATGAACAAAGCGACAGCTGACTGATCGGCTACTGGCCGAAGTCGCCACCATGGTTTTGCCGGTATAACCGCCATATTGATCCAGTAATGGGCTTTCCACCTTGGCACTCGGCACCAAAGGCGCATAAACGCTCTCAGCCTTTACCGTCAGGTCGCCTGCGGTAATGTTGGCGCTCATAGACTGGATGCCATAGTAACGGCTGGTATCGGCTATCTGCGTTTCCTGAATGCGGCTGGTTGCCTCCTCCGGCTCGCCGGGAACGGGAGATGCCCCGATAAATTTGGTCACCAAAGGTGCGCTAATCTGCATCTCCACCTTTCGCCGGGTAAAATCGATATACTCAGCTCCAGTGAAATAGGTAAAAATCTCATTGGAATAATCAACGGCTGTAATACGGATGAACTGGCTGACTGTCTCATCTGGCGTTGTCAGCTTATAGACCTCGCCAATTTCAGGAACCGCCGATTCCTCCCGCTGATAGCCGACAACGGATCGCTGCCCTTCCAGCTGATCGCCCACCAGCTCCCACGCTGCTTTAATGCCCGGAACCACATAACTCTCGATCCGGTCTCTGGCATCCAGGCGTTCATCAGTCTGACTGTCGGTATTGAACAGCAGAACCGAGACATTCTTGTCTTTGGGAGGCTCAGTCAAGATAAGATGACTGCCGAGATAAATGTCATTGTTATCAGTGCTGATCCCGATAAACGCCTTTCGCAGAGCCACATCACCAATGGTTCGGTCGATTCTGGAAATATCCTGAAACAGGTTATTGACGTTGCCATCAATGACCTCATTACCAGTGATCCGACCGCCACCGTCTTCCTCATCGCTAAGGCGCTGACTTTCGAAGAGTTTTACATCGCTGTTGCTAATTGCCATCGGTTTTCCTTTTTTTCAGGCGAAAAAAAACCGCCAGTCAGGCGGTAATTTCTGATTTCAGTTATGCCCAATTAGTCAAAAAGATGGGTAGCCATGGGCTGCTTCTTTCTGGTAATAAACTTCATAATCTTTCGTTTAAAGCGGACTCTCCGTAGCCTACGCTCCTTAATACTCCACTCTTTTGCTCTTTTTTCTTCTTCCTGTTCAATCAGTGTGTTCCGTTCCTCAATGAACCGTTCCGAGATGTTCGTTACTTTCTGAATCTTCCCTTCTAAGAACAAAACCTGTTTGATCTCGTTGAAATCAACAGATCGAGCACTGCCGTAATACCGACGCCTCGGATAATCCCACCAGTCTCTTCCAAAAGTCACCTCACCACTATATTCGAGAGGCAACCATACGTCGGTGTATCTGAGGCCAGGCATTAAGTTAGGCGTCAAGTCAAGAGCCGAGCCAGCATGCTTTGGACGCGGGTCAGGCTTCCTGCCATTGACCAACGGCTCATCATCAAAGACCCCTAAGTTCATTGATCTGGCGAAAAGCTGACCCTCTTTGTATTCATACTCAACGAGAAAACCAGCCCAACACCAGGTACCCATAGGGGATACTTCAATTCCCAACATATCTGGATGAAATATCGGATAAGGTTCTGCGCCAGTCACTGTATACAAAACACCATCAAGGGTTAGATGGTCTGATAATTGAACGGTCATCGTTATTACTCTCCCTGACCCATGAACCGATTGATCATGGCACGGTTATGAGCCTTAATGAAAGATGGTAATAACTGTTATCGGCAGGGTACGCCTCTTCGAGTACCGGGGAGGCTGAAACCGGGCTGCCAGAGCTACGGTCGAAAATAACATTAAGCTGTCGCATGTCAGGTAGAGTCAGGATCATTACCTTGTCCGGAGCTGCGGTTAAATCCTGAAGCTCTAAAACTGTTTTGCGGGAGACCCAACCGGCCTGCTGCCCACCGGTCAGTTCAATGGGGCGGCCCTGTAATTTTGCTTGCTCTTGAACTAATAATGCTCCTGTTAAACTGCGCTCTGTGCTTTGCTCCACAGGGTTCCATTCAAACTCATTGATCCAAAGAAGATCATCCGGGAGGGTAATAGTATCCAGTTGCATCAGACCGTCCTCATGCCAGCATTTTTCAGGGCTTCCAGCAGTTTGGTTTCATCCCCCGGTGTTACCCCAACATTCACATCGCCCCCCGGATATTCGAGCCGGATAATACGCTGCGGGGTTTGTGAAATGGTGCGTGGGGTAGATAAGTCTGCGCTCCCCTGGCGCTCTTTAAGAGCTTGCGTTCTCTCATTATTAGCTTGCCGCCTGCGCTCATTGTAAATCTGCTCGCTGATCCGCAGGGCTGAGGTAATATTCCTGATCGCCTCCTGATCCCCATTTGCGATGGCCTCTGCGTGCTGTGCCTTCAGATCGTCACGCTGATTTTGATAACGGCGCTGCTCAATATCGGATTGCCTGCCCTGCAATTCATCCAGTTCATCTTGCAGACTGTTGAGGGTATTGCGGGAACTGTCGCCTAAGCTGGCCATGTTTTGTTTGGCTGTAACAATGGCGTTATTGAGGCGGTCTAAATCCGTTTGATTGAGCAGGTTCATGGTTTGTGCGGCATCTTCGGCCTCACGGACAAAACTTCTGGCATTGATCTCGCCTTGTTCATAGCTTTCAAACAGCTGTTCAAGGGCAATTCTTTGCTCTAAAAATTGTTTTTTCACATAAGCGGCAGCGGTTGATGTTTGATTGAGCCAGCGACCAATGCCTGTCACGTCAAATTGATATTGATTGCTTTGCAACCGGCTAATTTCTGCGGAGGTTTCCTTAAGCTCATTTTTCAGGTCTTCAATACTGCCTTTGGCTGCGGTGGTATCCACAGAGCCGCCGCCTTGTTGTATGGCTACAAAAGCGTCGTGAGCAGCACTGCTCATGCCTATCAGTTCGGCGGTTATGGCGTTATAGTGACCGGCTAAAGCAGCGGAAATAGACTGGGCGTTTTCAAAAGATTGTTCTTGCTTATCCCCGGCTTCCTCTGCAGCATCGCCTGTTTCTTTTATGCTGTCCCTGGTGTTTTCTGCCTCGGTCTTCAGCTCGGCCAGCTTCCTGCGACTGGCTTCGGTCGCCTCGTAATACTCCTCTGCAGACAAAGTGCCCTGAGAAAAAGCTTCAGCCAAGGCTACCCCAAGGCTGGCCAGTTCCGTTCGGGTTTCAGCTGCGTTTACCTGGCTGAGAGCATCGGCTGCATTCTCAAAATGACTTTTGACGGTTTGGGCTGTTTCGGCTGTCGCTTCCTTAACTTTCTTCTGCCCTTGGAGCAATTCATCGGCGTAATTTTGCCAGAGCAACCTCTGACTTTGGGTCATGGTCTTGGCTGCATTGTTTGCTGTCTTTACCGCATCTCGGCTTTCTTCGGCAAAGCTGTCGTATACCCCGACTAGCGCATTCCGGACATCCCTGGCATCCTCAACCGTCTGTCGGGCAAACTCCCTGGTCAAGCCGCCAAGAAAATCGGTGGTTCCTTTCAGCTTTTCAGCAATGCCATCCAAGCCCAAGGCATCGGCTACTTCCTGCCATACCCTGACAATGCCGTATAAAACACCGGAATAAACAGTGCCAAAGCCCTTAACCATCGCAGAAAAGGCATTAAAAAAGCCCATGACGGTGAAGCGGGTAAAATCAAAGGCAGTGCGCAGAGCCGCCATGGATTCTGTGATGGTGGTAAAGCCTGATTGGATACTGGTGACAAAACCATCAACGGTAACTCCAGTGAAGGCATGCTTAATAGCGTCACCCATGGCGATAAAGGCATCACTGACCTTTTTAGCCAATTCAGACAGCTGGCCATTACGGTTCATCCGCTCAATTTCACCAGCGATGCCTGCCAGGGACTCTCTGGCATAATCCAGAGCCCCGCTCTTGGCCACCTCGTCCTGGAACTGCTGCCAGCTGTCTTTCAGGTTACTGACATAACCCGACAGAAGACTCATATTCCTGGCGGCAGCGCCTTCGGAGGATCGGCCAATTTCCAGAATCAGCTCCCTCATCACATCCCGGCCAATAAGGCCAGCCGAAGAGAGCTTTTGCAGCTCCTGAACGTTTTTACCGGTCACCTTTTGCAGCAAATCCCACACCGGAATGCCCCGCTCGACCATCTGCAGGATTTCTTCGCCCTGGAGCTTTTGCTTTGCCCATGCCTGACCGACTGCCAGGGAGATCCCGTTAAGCCGATCCATACCGCCGCCAAGCTTGGAGGCTTGATCCACCAAAGCCTGCATGGTGCCATCCATAGGATCAAGGCCAAAAGCTTTGAGCCGAACAAAGGCTTCCGATACTTCTTCCAGTTGATAGGGCGTATTCCGGGTAAAATCCTTAATCCACTGCATGGCCTTTTGGGCTTCTTCAGACGATCCGGTAATCGCCTCCATCTGCACGGCCAAACGCTCAAACTGGTCGCCTGTCTGTAATACCCCTTCAATGCTTCGCTTTAAGGTATAGAGTCCACCCGCTGCCGCTGCCAGCCCCAAGAAACGCCGGGAAAGCTGGCCAATGGAGATGCTGGCCGCCTTGGCATCCCTGGCAGTTTTTTTCAGGTTGCTGTTACGCAGGGATCTGGCTGTCTGCCTGGCGCTTTCATCCGCCCGTTTGAAGGCGGCCCGGGTGTCGTTTAGCTGCTGCTCAAGCCTGGCCTGCTGCTGCTTCAGGTTTTTGGTCGATAATCCAGCAGAGGACATTGAGCCCCGAAGCTTGGCCAGTGTCTCCCGTTGGCGGTTATATTCGGTATTGGCCTTCTTAACGTCTTTGCGGGCTTTTGTCATGGCCGTTTGCATGGCCTTGGTGGGCTTGCCGGTCTTGCCCATTTCCCGGCCAAGCCTGGCCACCTTATCTTCAGCCTCACGGAATGCACGACCAGCATCGTGGGTGGCCTTGGTCTGCTTTTTAAAAGACGAAAGGAGCTTATTCTGGTTTTCCAGTTCCTCTAATTGGCCTTTCAGCTTATTCGCCTCTTGCCGAAAGGCATCCAGGGAAGCCGAGGATTTATTCACGTCCCTGGATAGTAAATCCTTGGCTTTCAGGACTAAGCGAATCGCGGATTGTTTAATATTGGCCATAGTCTTTTATCAAAAAAGCCCCTGCTCTTTTTAGGAGTCAGGGGCTGAATTGCAGGAAGCAAACGGTGGGTTACTGCGCCAGATCGATCTGCATAAAGGTACTCAGGCCGGAGCCCTCAATGGTACTGTCTGCCAGTACATCCAGTTCCAGTGCGATAGCGGCAAAGTCGTCAGAAATAAAATCAAGATTCTGAACAGGGGAAAACTTTACCCGATGCACCCGGATATTAAATGGCTTGCCATCCTGTGCATCGTTGAGCCCTTCCATAAACAGGACAAACTCTTTGCCCGATTCAATGAGGGCCTGAACCATATTGGTGGCCAGTGGGGTATAGCTCACTTTCACCCCCAGGTTATCAATGCCACCACCGCCAATGACCTTGATACCGGACTTGGTCAATTCATAATCATCCCCGGCAGTCAGTACAGTATCCAGACTGTCTTTAATCGTAACTGACTGCGACAGATCGGGAAGCTTGTCAAACGGGATAAGCTCGTCAGCAACGCCAAAGCTGGTATGAAGTTCATCTGTGACCGCTGTCGTTGAACCGGCTGCCACAGAACCACGCAGTGCCATCGACAGGTTGGTAGCGGTAAAGTCGTGTGCCGTGAGGCTGGCCGAGATAGATGATATCCGACTGATGGTATTGCGATTACCACCACCACCGAGATAGTTTTTCAGCTCCTTTTTATCTTCCTCGAAACTGAATCGAAACTGGCTGACGTTGCCAACCGGCAGCAGGGGCGCGGAATCATCAGCGGGTTTGATGTAGATGCTTCCGGCACCGATAAAGCTACGATCCATTGTAGACATGGGTTATCTCCTTAACAGGAAGGTGGGATTAAAGGATGACTTCGATCTGCAGTTGCAGGTCTGCAAACGACAGGTGGGCATTGCTTGGGGCAATATCGAACTGGGTTTCACTGAAGCTGATATGTCGGGCTTCCGGGGTGAAGCGTTGACCGGCAGTAAATAACGCCCGAATGGAGCGGGTTAAGTCCAACAGGGTGTAAGTGGTGTCTTTATTGGTTTTGGCCACGGCACTGATATTGAACGTCATCCGGTACTTTGCCCGTTGGCCCTGGCGTTGCTCTTCATTAATGGATTCCAGCTGCACCAGGATGGCCGGAAGGTCTAAATCCTGTTCCTGGCCGGTGGCTGAATAGCCAAGGAGCGTGTTTTCAGAAACCTGCTTCAGATGGGTAATCAGCTTTTCTATAATCTGTCGTTCAGGATTCGATGTTAAAGGCATAGTTGAGTTCCTGGTGTAGCAGATCGGTAAACCGGTTCACCAGCAGTGGGCTGATTTTTGCCAGTGAGGTTTCAGCTTCCCTATCGATCCGGACGGTTTTCTTTTCCAGCGGCAAGCCCATCCACATCCACCGGCCTGAGCGTTTGGACTTTTGGTAACGGTGTTGCCAGTTATCCTTTCGCTCAAAGATCAGTTCTCGGGAAGCATTGACCGGCTGCATCAAAAAACTGTTTTCCCAAAAACTGTGACTGCCTACCCGGACACCTCGGTGGGTTTGTCTTGGGTTACCCAGACGATGGGCGCCTACTTCATTAATGCCGATCCAGATGGTCAGGTAACGCTCTTTTCTGCCGTAGCTTTTATTAAGCCTTACCTTGATCCGGTTCAGCTCCTTCAGCCGTTTTTGTGATACTTTTATGCGTCGGGACATATCACGCAGCACTTGCCGTTCAGCCCAGCGACTCAGTTTGGACAGGGTTCTTTGAATGGCTTGTTCTGTTTTTTCCGGGGACTGTTTGAACAGGGCGGTGAGTTCTTCAATATCGCCGCTGACTTCCTGTTCAATGAGCATAGATATTCCATTTGGCTAAATAGCCATCGTCTTTCAGTTTTCGGTCGACTTCATAAACCTGACCATTGGCCAACACGGTATCGCCACGCTTCAGTCGGATAACACTATCCACATAGAGAACGGTGATTTCACCCTGGACAGCCTCAAACTTGCCAAGCTCTACCAGTTCTTTATTGATAATGCCCCGGGTTTCCAGCGATGACTGATCCGAAAGTGTCAGTAAAACCGACTGCCCAAAGGTTGAAAGAATGGTGTGATCCATCACTTTGAAAGCTTCATCCATTGGAGCAGTCTCCTTGCTTGTGGGTTAGCTCATGGTCAGTTTGATCACTGCCCGTGGTCGTAGGTTGATTGGCAGTGGGTTCGACTGGGTATGAACAATCACGCCCTTCTCAAAATCCATCACCTTCTGCTTGGCATAGCGTGGCAGGCCGATGGTGTTCACCGTTTCCACAAAATCTGCCGGCGCAAACCAGGTCCTGAAGATATCCGCACCGGTTGGGTAGAGATAAGCTTCATTGGCAGCAACAAAGTCATTGCCACCCACTGAGCCTCGGTACTCTTCCCAATCAATATCCGCAAAACGGAACCGGCCCTTGGGATCGGTACGCAGGGCTTCACCGTCCTGCCAACGCTGGTAGGCTTCTTTTACTGATTTGTGGCCAACCAGACCATCAAAGAAATCAGAGCCACAGAATGCATGAAGGCCGCTGTAGGGCAGTGCTCCCAACGCATCATCCACCAGACGACGGGCTTTGACACCCTGGGCTCGAACGTCAGTGGTCGTGCTGCTGAACTTGAAGTCATGGGTTTGCTGAGTAACACCGAACTCATCAAACAGGTTGTAGAGTATGGTGCTGCCATCGCCATCCAGGATTTCACCTTTGAGCGCCCCCATGCGCAGAAATTCCAGTGTCACCTCATGGTTAGCATTCATCTTTTGCAACCGCTGGTTCACGACAGCCTGTACTCCCTGCATGGCGTCTTCACTGCCAAACTGACGGACATTCTGCACTTCAGCGGCAAGGATAGTGCTGTCATGGGGAATATGGGGCACCACAAAGCTGCGCAACTGACGTTTATCGCCAATGGCCTGAGTGGCGGGTGCACCACGCTCGGTAGAGGGCAACAAGCGGAGTTCTCCGTTAATGCTCTCTACCACGACGGTTGTGGTATTGATGCCGCTCTCCTGAAAGAGGCCCAGTTGCCCAAGACGACCCGGCTTGTAGTCCATCTCATTGATGGTGGCGGTCAGGCTGGTAAGGCTGAACGCATCGTCATTAAAAATATCCAGCATGTTATCGCTCCTTGATAACGGAAGTTTGTTAAGAATGGGTTACAGAGGTAAAAATCAGGAAGGGTTATTCGCTGCGCAAGATAATATCCAGCCCGGCCAGTTGCTCTTCGGCAGTCGCCTTTTGCTCGTCAGAAATACCAGCAGGCCAGATCAGCAAACTGTTCACCACTTCTGCCAGACGGGCGATAATCACACCGTCACCACCAGAGGCATCGGTCACCTTGCCAGCGTAGAGAATGCCTACTGCGGATTCAGTGCCATCTGCGGCGGCAGGGTCAAGAGGGCTGTAGATACCATTATCAGAAGCTCTGGCGACCACAGTACCAGGCTCCATCGTCAGGTTCGCAGCGAATGGCACCTGCTCACGGCTGATGCCGTTATTGCCTTCAGACACCAGAAATTCACCGGTATAGACCGATTCCGTTTTTACACTCATGGGTAAAGTCCTTTTGGTTGGGGGATATTATTAAACAGGGGTTAAGCGCGATTACGCCGACTGTAGATCGCTTGCGTATCAATGGCAGAAGTGGTGGGTTTCAGGCCTTGCTGTTTGGGCGTCAGGGCATTATTGATGGGTTCATCTTCAGAGGTCAGTAATGCCAGGAGGCTATTCTGCACCTCGGATACCGAACAGTCGTTTTTTATAAAATCCGCTGCCTTATCCGGGAAGCCTGCTGTCTGGCAGAGGTTCTTAATCTGGTCATAGCTGGCGAGTCGAACCTTGACCTCATCTTCCGACAGTGCCGCTTTAAGAATTGCAGCGGTTTTTTCTGCATAACCAGCCTGACGACAAAGATCAGCAATAGCCACAGAATCAATTTGAGGTTGCGGCTCCATCGTCTGATTCTGCGGCGGAGTTGGCTCTGCCGGGTTTTTAGCTTGCTTGATACGTCCATAGCCATCCGGTGTATTACGGAACATGGAGAGATCAAAGCGTGCAGCGGCCTTCACCGGTTCATCAATCTGATCCACCAGGCCCATGTCCAGCGCTTCTTTGGCGGTGAACCAGGATTCAGACTCCATCAGTGCCTTCATATCCTCAAGGCTCTTGCCGGTTCTGCCGGTGTACGACACAGCAATACTGTCCGCGATCTTATCCATAATATCGGCGGTTTTGCGCATGGCTTCGGCATCACCCTGTGCCCAGCCATAGGGGTTATGGATCATCATCATGGCATTTTCAGCGATGGTGACCGTATCACCAGCCATGGCAATAACACTGGCAATACTGGCCGCCAGCCCTTCGATGGTGACATGGATATTGGCTTTATGCAGGCGCAGGGCGTTATAGATGGCAATGCCTTCAAACACCATGCCGCCGCGGCTGTTCAGGCGGACATTGATATCCGTAGCATCAAGGTTGCGGATCTGGTCCACTACGCTCTGTGCCGAAACGCCGTACCAGTCATCAATATCATCAAAGATAAACAGCTCTGGTGTCTGGTTGGCTTCATTTTTAAAGGTGTACCACTGTCGGTTATGACTCATCCCTGTCATCCTTTTCTGGTTGATTGGTAGATTTGCTGTTTTCCGGATCACGGCCATCGCTGTCGTACCTCAGTGAGTGGCTATCTGCCCGGCGATTATCGGCGGCGATTTCACCATCCATCTGCTCGCTGTCATAACCCAATTCGCTGACCACCTCTGAGCGGGATTTGAAGCCTGAGCGCACGGCCATTTTCTGCGCCTGCATATCCTGAACCGGATGCATATAGGGCCAGCCATGGGCGATCCACTTCACCCGGCGATAGGCTCTTGGTTGATTGCCATAGTCCGGAATGGCTACCGAACCATTAAGCACCGCCATATCCAGCCAGCGGTTCCAGACCGGTCGACAGAACTGAAAGATAATCTGGTTGTGCTGAATTTGTTGAATGCGGCGGCGGAACTCATTGATGATCAGGCGCAGTGCCCGGTCACTGACTCCCGCCATATCACCCGACAGCAGTTCATAAGGCAGTCCAATCCCGGCAGCAATGGCCATCAGCTGCTGTTTCATAAAATTGGGGTAGTCTGCGGTAGTACCCGGTGGATTATTGAACTCGACCTCTTCACCCGGTGCCAGCTCTTGCATGGTTCCTGGTTCCATGGCCACCATGGGTAGACCATTGTCGCCAAAGACCAACGGCTTGCCGGTCAAAGGATCAATAGGGTCTTGTTCGGGAGAGGGCTTCTTGATAAAGCCGGTAAACAGGTTAGCGATCTCCTGCCGTAATAGAGTGGCATCATCAAACTTATCTAGATGATAGAGTCTGACTAATACCTGAGTCAGTAGTGGCTGGCCGCGCAACTGACCGGGTCGCAGGGCTTCAAATATATGCAGAACATTGTCGGCCTTCACCCGCACCAGTCTGGTGCTGTCAAAAGCAAACTCGGCGGGATGCTCCCGGTGAAAGTAATAAGCGACCCGCTTGCCCAGCTTATCGAACTCAATCCCCGACTTAATCACATGGCCATTATTCAGCGTCTCGTTATAACTGATGGGGACAAACTCGGATTCCAGCACTTGCAGCTGCAGGGGAACGGATAAACCATCTTCCAGTCTGCGGGGACGTAGCCTGACAAAGCACTCGCCACCTTCAAACATGGCGCGGGTAATCAGCGATTGCTGACCGGTGAAACTCAGCAGACCATCGGCATCCGATTCATCGGACCATTGCAGAAACAAGTTTTGCAGCTGTTCCCGTAAACCATCGTCGTTCACCAGTGATTTGGGCGTAATGCCACGGCCAATCACATTGCTCACCAGCTTTTCCAAACCACTGCTGGCCCAGGGATCATTGCGGATGGCGGCCCGGGAACGGTTAATCAGCTTGGAGAGATCAGCAGTGAGTGCGGTATTCGGGGAAAGCCCCGGTGCATACCAGCTTTTGGTTCGTCGCCCCATACCCGCAGCGGTATAAGCTGAGTTTTTGAAACGACGAAACAGGTTGGTGAGCAATCCCATGCTCAAACTCCCTTGGATGAATAGATGCCATACTGCTTCGGGCGTTTCTGCTGCTTGACCAGTTCCCGTTCGATGGCCTGCAGCCGCCTTTCCATCTCAGCAAAGCTGCTGTACTCCACCCGTCGACCTTCAAATTCCACAGTACGGGTCTCACGCAGCAGCACTGCCCGTTTCAGAGCCTGGTATTCTGTCTCGGTAATCATGGAAGTTATCTCTGAAGGTAGGAACTGCGGGATGAACGACGGAGTGTTTTTGGCTTGTTGCTGGTTTCTTCCAATTCAGGATCAGGCGTATCTTCTGGTGCTGGTCGGCCTTTGGTGAGTAGCTCCAGATTAATGCCCCGGTGCTGCTGAAGAATACGGATCGCGGCCAGTGAGTATACCCGGCAATCCAACGCCTCATTCCGGCGGTTCTTGGCATCCCAGGTAAAGTAAGGGACACCGAGCCGGTATTTCTTGATCTTTTCTTCTGCGGTGGCCTGCTTGAAATAATCTTCATCAAAGCAGTCCTTGATCGGCCAGTGGCAGTAGCCTTGTCCAGGCTCCAATACCCGGTAGCGTTGATAGACCAACTCCTTGGCGGTATCGGTGCCGACCAGTGTCAGGTAGACCCCTTTCTTGTTTTTGGTTTTGGGAAATGTAGCGATAGGTTTGCCAGCCTGAGAGGAACCCTTAACCGGAATCGCCCAATCGGCTCCCTGCTTACGACAGAAGGCATACACTTCATCGGTGTAGTGGCCACCAGAGTCTATGCAGACCTGAGCCACATTTATTTTGGTGCCATCCTGACGGGTGTAGGTTTTATGGAGCATATCGGCCAGAGCATCCCAGATACCTTGTCGGGATAAGTCACCGTATAAACGGACATAATCAATTGACCAGCTTTCCTCACCAGAACCCCAGCCGGTTACTTCAAACTCAAAGCGGTCATCCTGGACATCACAACCAACCGTCAGTATCTCCACCCACCAGGGCACCTCTGCCGGATAATGTTCCCGTCGCTGGTAGAGCAAACTATGCTCAACAGTCTCACCTTGTTCCGTCCAAGTCTCGCCAAGCACAGTATTGGTCCAGTCCTTGAACTGTACCGGATTACTCTTGGCGGCGAGGAAATCCTCTACTGCATTTTGCCAGCTGTACCAGCCATTAGGGCTGTAAAGCGAACTCAGGTGGAATCCAGCGACCTTATTGCTCTTTTCAGTTTCAGCTTGCCAATGGCCATTAGTAAGCAGTTTCGGTTTGTCTTTTTCATAGTGCTTATGACCACACTGCACACACTCAAACCGGGTGGTTGCCGGGTCATGGTTATCAAAAATGATCTGAGCCCAGACGATTGGTTGGTAGTGTCCACAGCTATTGCAGGGGACCAGATAGCGTCGTTTATCACTGCTCTCATAAGCCGCTTCAATCTTGCTGGTTTCTGCAATATTGGGTGTGCTGACCATCAGGATTTTTCGGTTACGGCTGAAGGTGGCCGTTCGCTTGATGGCCAGATTGATGGGACTGCCTTCGCCATCCACATCATCGTCGTAGGCATCCACCTCATCCATAAACAGAAAACGGGCAGGCATCGAGCGCAGGCCTGCAGCTGAATTGGCTCCAGTAAAGATCAGCACACCATTGGGGAACTCCTTGGTCAGCAGGGTATTGCCACTGTCCCGGCTTCTCGGGTCTTTAACCTTCTCCTGAAGATCCGGCATTTCGTCGATCATCGGAGCAATCCGCTGCTTCGATGTCCGCTTGGCCATATCCAGCGTGGGAAGCACATACATCATCGGACCCGGCGTATGGTCAATCACATAACCAAGCCAGTTATTGCCGCATTCGGTGCCACCCACCTGGGCACCTTTCATAAACACCACCTGTTCCACAGACGACGATGGTGACAGACAATCCATAATTTCTTTCAGATATGGTGTGCGGGAAGTTCGCCAGCGTCCTGCTTCTTTGGTGGCTTTTGCCGGAAGAATCCGTTTTTGGTCAGCCCATTCGGAAACGGTCAGGCGGGTGTCTGGTTTCAAGCCCGCAAAAAAGCCTATGATGTATGGTGATGACATAAGAACAAAAAGGTGATGATCAATGGCCAAGTCACAGCTACAGCGTCTTTTATGGTTACAGGGCAATAACTGCTTTTATTGTGGATGTACCTTGAAACCAGCTGATGCCAGCATTGACCATGTAATACCCAAGAGCCTTGGAGGAAAAGATACCGTGGAAAACAAGGTCGTATGTTGCAAGACCATCAACCACCATTTTGCCGACATGCCTCTGAAAGAGAAGTTAGCCAGCCTGCTTCAATGGAAGGGACAAATACCTTGTCCGAACAAATCTGGTAACTAATGGTTTGATAGCTTATTCAGTATCGTTTCCAGCTCTTCCTGAAGTATTTTCCCCACTTCCCGGGGATCATCCTCCGCCGCCAGCACATCCGCCATTCGATCAGGAATGGCCAGCAGTTCATCTCGAATAATCCGGCCTGCCTTGAAAGCATCCTGTTTTACCTTGGCTGCATCGGTCAGGGTACCGCTTTTTTCTTCATACTCCAGCTTGGCCATCTTGGCCTTGAACGCCTCCCGCATGGTGCGGGCAGTGACAAAGTCAACGGCTCCCGGTTGTGTCGGTGCAAGATCGGTGGATTGATCGGAACGGATCAACGTCACCGGGTCACTATTGGCTTTCATGGCCTGCTCAGCCTGCACCGAATCCACCTTGCCATTTTTCAGTTTCACAATGCCCTTTTTGATCAGCTTGGTGACATAGCCTTTGGTAAAGCCCTGCTGCCTGGCAAATTCCGCTTGTGAAATCAGCGCCATGGGAAGTCATACCTACAGCCATCTCATTCAATATGGACATTTGTCTTAAATTTTCTCGACTTATCGTGGCCATCCCCTATAGAGCTACTGCGACAACAAAAAATGAATCAATAAAGGATGTAGTTATGAATGAAATTGCCACGTTAAATGATGCCGTGCGACAGTCACTGGTGAATCTGGAAGTGAAGAACAGTCTTGCCCTGATCAACTGCCGGTTTGAAATAGTGATGACCGCCAACCTGCAAAACACCATTGAGAACAAAGTCGGTTTGTTGAAAGCCGTTTCCGAATTTAACCACTTCAATGAGCAGAATGATCCCTATGGCGAACACGATTGTTTCCGATTCAAGTTTGAAGATGAATGGATCATTGCCAAGTTTGATTATTACGCCCCGGATATGGAACACGGTTCGGAAGATGCCTCGGATTTAAACAATACCGTTCGGGTGCTGACCATCATGCTGGCCATCGACTATTAATAACGGAGAAAAACCATGAATAATGAAGCCCAATTGATCACCCATTACTATTTCTGTACTGGCGTTATTGACCGATTAAGCGACCAGGCCCGAACACCGGCTGAGTTATTTGGTGATGGAGAACTGGAGCTGATTCATAACCTTTGCCGTTATAGCCAGATCATCAGCGAGATCGAACATTCCAAAAATGATGAGGAAGGCTTTCCCGGCGTGTTTGATTATGAAATCTCTGAAACGCTGGCTGCACAACTCTGGATTGCCTTGTGTGAGCAGAACCAGGAATTTGAGCCGTGGGATTTCCCGGATGAAAAACAGTTCAGAAAACTGGTAGAGCAGCTGATTGATGACTGGCTTCAGCAGCGCCTTCCCAGAGAATTAACGATTCAGCAATGGCTTGAAAAGCGACAGTAACGCAACCGCCAAGGACGGCACTGGTTTGAATAAAAAGTATACCTGCTGCACCATTTTTGAAACTGGATTTTCTTATTAGTTTTCAGCTGGTTAATGCCAAAAAGTATACCAAGGGTATACCTCGTTTTCAGACCTGTCACTAACGCAAATCCGCGCCCCCTCGCACCCGCAAAAAACTAAACATTGCAGGGACCCACGTTGTTTGTAATTTGACAGTTTGAAAGCCATTACCTACGGGGAAAAGCATTGTTATATCAACCGTATAGAGAGATTTAAACAGCAGAATAAAGTTTGAGATATACGGCAGTTCACCCATAGTTAAAGTGTAAAAACATTAAACAAAACGAAGGAGATACATCATGACTACTCATAAAAACACCGCTAAAACCACTGCTAAAACTGTTGATAAGAAGAACGCAAAAGGAGATAAAACCATGGCTAATAAAAACACTGACAAGAAAAGCAAAAAGTCCGATTCTGAAAAATTTGCTGAACTGGCAAACATTCGTGTACCCAAAGCCCTGCGGGTATTGAAATCTATTTCATCATTGGCCAACGATGACAAATATGAGTACACCGATGCTCAATCCACCGCCATTATCAGTGCCTTGAAATCTGCAGTTGATGACCTGTCCGAATGCTTTAAAAACGGAGGCAAAAAGGACGAGGAGACATTCCGCATTTAATCCCGGATTCAATTCCTCACAAAGCAGGCAACGATGCCTGCTTTTTTTGAGTTTGATGATTATTCATGCACTATCGGATCATCACCAAACACCGGTAAATCGTCACCACACGACGTTTGAATATTGATCATATAACCTATCGAAAATATCGAACAACCCGCCAAATCGACGTAGAATTGATCCTATTGAATGTTCATTCATTGCCCACGTATTGGAATGAACAGGTCAACCGATCGAACGAATGCTTGCTCAGGATTGACTGGGCAGGCATACCCACCCGCCCCGGTTTACGGGTCATAATCCAACGGTCCGATTTATTCATGGCATGGATTAAGGCAGGCGACGTGGTAACGGTATTCACCTTGTAGCCCTGTTTCCGGTACAACTCGCAGATATAGCAGCGCAACTGAAAGCCAATCCCCAGTCCCTGATAATCGGGCAATACCACCGTTCTGTGCAGTCGTTTCAGCTTCTTGTTGCTCGGGTGAGGAAAGTGTAAGACGCTGCACCAGCCTACAGGCTCACCATTGATCTCAGCAATGTATTTATGGGCTGACCGGTTGTGAACACTGCTCAGATAGTGAAATGGCCTAAATAATGGCCACTCTGACTGGTCGGCTTTGCGGACATCGATACGGATTTCAGGTCGTCGAAGACGCCTCCGTTTGAAGATATGCTTGTTGCAGTCGTAAACCCAATCCGGTTGCAGCCATTCGACAATATCGTAATGACAGCTGACTGCAATAAACTGCTTATCCTCTTTACGGATAAACTTCTGGATAGCGGCACTGCCGATCTTGGCCACCTGACGATCCACTACCGAAGTGAACTCGTCGTAGATGACCGGCTTATCGGATTCCAGGATCAGCCTGGCAAGTTCTGCCCGCATCTTCTGGCCATTGGAGAGCACAGAAAACGGCTTCAACCAGTCCGGGGGAGAAGAAAACCCTACCTTGCTCAATGATTCCGTAATCTGCTTGGCACTCAGGTCTTCGCTGAAATCGTCCACTACGGAGCGGTCTGACCACTGGTAACCGCAGAATAGTTCAAAGTCCTTGAATACTTCTCTGGCAATGGTCGTCTTGCCAGAACCACTGGCACCAACAATCAGGCCGATATTCCAGGGCTTGTCCTCAATGGGAATATCTACGTCGAACTCCTTCTTCACCGACTGCATATCAATATCAAACATCCCCTTGACCTTCTCAGTGCGAAAGGAAGGCTTGATAGCGGACTCCACTACAAACTTTGAACTCGGCATTTCAGTCCCTTCTGTGTCAGTTCGTCGTAGATTTCCTGCTGATGGGCTTCGTTGTCACACTCCACCAGGATATTGAAGATTTCGGTGTATTCCTCACCATTGGGTTTCTGTTCCGGTTCAGGGGCAGGATCATCGAACAGGCTGACCATAAAGTCATCCTTAAACCCGAGTAGATTCAGATCAAAGTCTTCTGCTTGCAGGGCTTCCACTTCGCGGGATAGTACGTCCATATCCCATGAGCTATTCAGGGCTATGGAATTATCCGCTATGACGTAGGCCTTCTTCTGGGCTTCCGATAGTCCCGCCAACACAATGCAGGGAACGGTTTTCAGGTTCAATTTCTTTGCTGCCATCAAACGTCCATGGCCAGCAATAATCCCGTTTTCTTCGTCAATCAACACAGGATTGGTAAAGCCAAACTCCTTGATAGACGAACAAATCTGGATAATCTGCTCTTCATCGTGAACCCGGGAGTTGTTTACATACGGGATCAAATCGCTGACCTTTCGATCCACCATTTTGTACTTTTTCGCTGCCATCCTTAGCGCCTTATCTTGTCCGCCACCTTCTCAATGCCCCGGCTGGCAATGTAACCACCAAGGCCAATCTGAACGATAGAGAACAGCTTGAGTTCGACCGCTTCTGACAAATCCGGTGCTGACCAGCCCAACCACCTGGCAACAATCAGGGCAGTAAATACCAGCATCACGATGGGACGCCAGGATCGTTGTAGCCAACCATCACCTTGAGCCTCTGCCTTGATAACCCCCGCACGCTGAGCCAGTTCATCCAGCTCACCTTTAACCGCCATATCCACCAGTTGTTTTTTCGCCTGGGCAGCTTTGTCAGGATCCGGAATGATGCGCTCAATCACCTTACCCAGTAGAGGAATTGCAGCAGTCCAGCTCATTCGATGGTCTCCAACCAGTGCTCAACCACAAAGTTTGGGCAGGTTTTGTAGGGAGTGAAATAGTAATGACCAACCACTTGAGCCTCTGGATAACGCAGCAGCAGGGATTCAACCAGCATTTCCAGCATCAACCATTGTTGAGAAGTGAAGTTGTCTTCAGGATCACCATTTTCAGCTATTCCACCCACCAGACAGATACCCATGGACTCATGGTTATGACCTCGAACATGAGCACCCTGAACCTGAGCATCTCTGCCATGCTGAATCTTGCCACTTCGCTCAATGATCCAGTGATACCCGATATCTGACCAACCATTGTCTTCCACATGCCAGCGTCGGATATCGTCTGCGGTGACTTCCTGATCTGCCCGGGTAGCTGAACAATGGATCACGATGTAATTGGTTTCCGTCCTTGGAATCATCGCTTCATTTCCTGAAGAAGAAGGCAACCAGGCCAATCAGTGCAGACACGACCAACCAGCCGAGTCGTTCAATACCGGCCAGCAGAACACCACGAGAGCTACCCTGAAGCTCCAAGGCCCTGATCCGGGCTTCCATCTCACTCAGCCTAGAATCCAGCTGATTCATGTTGTCGTTCTGATGAGAAATACGTTCTTCAATGCGAGCAAGCTGGGATACTGCCTCGCTCAGTTTGTCCAGCTTCACATCAATGCGATCCAGACGGTCGGAGAGGTCAGTCATGGTGCGTCCTGCACAGGGAAAAAATTGGGGCAATAAAAAAACCCCACACCATTTCTGGGTGAGGCTCTGCATGTTGAATAACTATGCCTTATTCAGTAATCATTGGCAACTCCATGACGTTAAGATTTTTCACACTTGAGACTACAAGCGGGAAATGTGAATGATTTTTAATGTATCTTCTTCCAGTCCGAAATAATCTGGCTTTCCCTGTGATTCAGGGCAAGAAAAGCAAACTTTGTATCTACCTGCTTTTGGAAAACGCCCTTTATTTTCTTCGAGCCACATCTTAGAGTCACCACCAAACATATTACTCGGGTTATGATCCCTGCAAGCAATTATTAGGAAGTTTGCTTCAGCATTACGGATATCCTCCATCAATAATTCTTCTGAGCCTCGCCCCATCCATTTGTTTTCTTTGTTAAAATCAATGATATTACTCATATCATTACTTCCCCAGTTATTAAGCTCTACAGGATTTACAAGGCTTGTAACCAGCATCAACTGCTTCTTCGTGAGAGTAAAACTCGACAAGTCTGTTTGAGCAGAGAAGGTTCTCTACCCAAACACAATCCGGTCTATGAAAGGTGCTTCTTGATTTACTACCAACAAAATATTCTGTATGTAGTTCATCATCTTCACTCAATTCTTCAATCTGAGATCGAAGCTTTTTATTTTGATTCTCTAATCTTTTAAGCTTTCTTGAAATTTTATCCAGTGCTTCATCACAAAAAGGACAGTACTCCATAACCATGCTCCTTCGTGCAGACAAAAAAACTTGCAAATCTATTTTAGCAAATCATTAAAGCTCAGCAGTTGGTTAAATCAAATCCAACTACTTACCTCTACTCTAGCAATGCAATAGATTTGGCAATATTCCTCAGTGTTTCGCTGTCAAAAAAATGATCACATTGATCCCAGTAAAGGGCATTCCAAAGTGAAAAGTCACGCTTCCAGTTTTGTTTATGAATTCGGCATTTTTTAATAATCTGACTAACTGGGTAAAAATGCTGACCGGTGGTTACAAAGCTTCGATAATCCAGAACGGTATAGGCCACCACATCCCTGATCCTCTGTTGTGTCACCTCCCGATAATCCCGCTCACTCTCCGCCAGCCTCTCTGTAACATCCTGCTCCAACCACTGAAAGAACCGTCTTTGCTCAGGTAGCAAGTGCTCAGTTCTTGGTCCATAGGCCCACTTTGCCCAGGAACGAAATGGCTCATCAAGTTTTTCTACTGCCGCAATCACTTTGCCAGCTTCTACGGTATTGCAGATCAACAGGTTGTTGTCCAACTTGCTCGATTGACTACCAGCCTGAAATGCCAAGGGGTTAACTTCAAAACCCTTGCTGGTCAGATGAATAGCATAGGCATCGTGAATAGCCTGTCTTGCTGAGTAGAATTTCATACCGATTCTCCATATCGGGCAATGAGCACAGCATCAGCACGTCCATTGTCTTTTTTTCGATGAACGTCAGCCTCCGGGTAGAGGTCTAACACTTTTCCTCTCGATGCATCCTTGTGAGCTCCCATAAGTCCAGCAGAGCGTTTCCAGCGTTGGGGAGTTACATAGGTAAGGGGAAAACCCATTAAGCTGACTGCAGCTTCTACAGCACCATACGAACGGCCAAAGTTAAACATGGAGACCACGCCCTGTCCTGGCCTTGCTCCCACCTTTTCCAGATAGACCATCTCCACCTGATGCCGGGTATAGCCACCAAATATTTTCATCAAGCCATGACCGCTTACTTTTTTCTTGCTTCCCTCGGGAATAATGGGCATATCTACGACTTTGATTAACTCCTTACTCTCACTCTCCAGAACCGCTATACCTCCCGTCAGTCCCGGATCTATTCCTATCACTATTTTCATAATTACTTGTCCTTAAAATATCCCTTCCAATAAGGCTCCCTAACCCTCGCTTTTGCCATGCTTCCCTTGCCCCCCCTTGTCCACCACTCTCTATAGAGAGAGTGGGTGGGGTGGGGTGCGTCGGCTAAAGGCATCAACTCGCCCGAAACTCTTGAAAATAAAGGGGTTCAGGGGGATAGAGGGGCTCTTTAAAATCAGAAAAGAAAAAAATGGGTAGGGGGGCTCTTTTCTGATCAAAAAATAATCAAAATAATTACTCATTATTGAGTGCCTCCTGTCCCTTTTCAGAGACAAGAACAAAGGGTTCTTCCACCGTTAATAAATCACGCTCGACCAGGGCATTAATCGTTCTGCGCCAGTGCTTGGAGCCAATAAAACCCTGCTCATAGCAGTCGTCTTTCAGGTTTCTTAATTCAATTTTTGCCAGTGAAGGATCACGCCCGTCCTTACGCAGATTTTCCTGGGCACTGCCGGTCAGCCGATTCAATGTTTCCAGAATTTTTCTCTGCCGTTCTCCAAGGACTGTTTCAAGCCCTTTTTTTACCTTCAAGCTTTGCAGCTGGGAGGGGTCGTACTCTTTCAAAATACAGCTGTATTGAGGCTCACCTTCTTCATCCACGAAAGGCAACCGGACAGGGTGAAACAGAAATTTGATGGGGTCTGGTTCATCTGCGTCCTTCATCTTTTTGGCGGTAATTGTGATCTCGTCGTCTGATTTCACCACTGCATACTCAGCATCCAGTGCACCTTTGAGGGCACTATTGCCACGAGCACGATCTTTCGATCCCACGCCGGTGTGGTGGACAATCAATACGTTGCACTGGTATTTCGCCCGGAGCAGCTGGTCGATGTGGTTGATGAAGGTATTCATCTCCCTAGTGGCATTCTCGTCAGCTGGACCAAAATTTCTGGCCAGGGTATCAATAACAATCATTGAAGGAATCACACCACCAGTTTCTTCCACAATTTCCTCAATACTGGCACTGACCAGACGGGCATTGCCCAGGTCTGTGAGAGAGGCGGCACACTGGCTGATGTAGATCGGTGCATTTCGCAGGTTGTAGCCGTGGGATACCTGCCATGCCATTAGGCGACGGGAGAGACCATTAAATCCTTCCCCGGCGATATAAAAGACCGGCCCCGAACGCTTAACCTGCTTACCATGCCAATCCTTCCCTGTGGCCACGCAGCAGGCCAGATCAATGGCAGAGAACGATTTACCGCAGGCAGGTTCACCAAACATCAACGACAGACTGTCCATTTCCAGAAAACCCTTGATAAGCCAGTTGATCGGCTTGACTCCCTTAACCAGCTCTTTCACATGGCTGAAGGCAAACTCAGGTTTAGTAACGGGCAGAGGCTCAATAAGAATGGATGAACCGGGATTATTATTGGTGTGTGTTTTGGAGATACTGGCTATGGTGGTATTCAACTCAGCATCAGACAGTGGTGGATTATTAGACTGGTTCCACTGATCCAGAATGGCTTTTACTTCTCTGAGAGAATAATTCTGCCGGATCAGCTGTCCTGCCATACTGGCGGCTGCATTATTCCGACCTTGTCCTTCTGCCAGATTGCTTCCGTCGTGCGGTAGAGGGTATTGATCGGTGGAGAAACCCAGGTCACCCACCGTTTTATCTTCAATGGACTGACCATTGAAACCATTGATGGCGGCAATATCATCAGGCGTCAGCATAGGCAGGTCGTGAAAGTCAGAGATGTCCATATACCCAACGGTTTCCCACTGATAGAGCGTTCCGTCGGCATGGGTGCTGCCCGGTGCAACCACATAACCACCGATTCCCCGCAAATCGATCTTGTTTTTGCGAACGGAGTTGTGAATAGGAAAGTCCGGGTTAACCTGATAGTAGAAGTGCATTCCCTTACTGGTTTTTGCGCGAAGGGGAGTCCGGGTAATGGTACCTTCTTCAATAAACTGCACCGCTTCTGTACTGTCCGCATCCACTACCACAACCCTGTACCCGGTAATGATGGCCCAATTGGTATGCGGGTAGAGCCTTGTCCAGTTATCGATCGCGCTGTCATCAGGGGCTTCTTCCTGATATTGTTTCCAGCGAAACCGCGGTGCTTTTGGCCATTCCATTTTTGCTTTCTTGACATCCCCTGAGCAGCGCCCTTCTACAAACCAATTGGGCGGTTCTTCAAAAGGTGAACCGAGCGGGACAATTGAAAGTCCTGCTTCATTCAGTTTCCAGGCTTGTGTGGCGGTGTCCGGCAAATTGGCTTCCATGTCATGCTGTCCTGTGAGTGGTTATTGTTATTGCCAGTCATTGCAGGGCTTTTGCCCTTTGTGGGTGAGCATATCCGGTGTCCATTCCGGGATAATGGTTGACCAGAGCAGTCTTCTGAGTTTGCCGATGGGCTTTCGGTTGTTCTCAAACAGAGACAGTTCAGACTTGGAGCAGTACAGCACTCTGCTCAAACTGGTCAGTGTCATACCGCGACATTCCCGATAAGTCCTGATAATTTCTCCCGGCGTAGGCTTATCCATTGGCGCAACCTCCTTGTTTAGTGTTGGGCTTCATGGTCGGGACTTAAATTATTATCGCGATAAACTTATTTAATCAAATATGTTTAGTGTTTTCTGTATTGGAGTAGGCTTGTTGGTTTACTCACTTTCACTATTTCCTGATAATTGGGGCAGGACAGATAAGGAAGATGGCAATGACGAGCTGGAAGGATAGGGTAAAAGTTCTCCTGAAGAAGAGAAAAATGACACAGACTCAGCTGGCGGCAAAACTGGGCGTGACAAAGCCCACCGTGTCCATCTGGCTCGGGGACAACGTCAGTTTTACCGATAAAAATGTCCTGAAAATGCAGTATGAAATTGCCACGGTTCTCAATGTTGATCCCCATTACATTATCTCCGGTAAAGGTGCTGTCGAGCCAACAGTGAGTATTGGCAGGGCACTGCCGCATTTGACCGATGGGGATATTGCCGATTGGGTGGTTAACCGGATAGCCCCGGATGATGTGGCCTGGCGCAATTGTCCGGTGGATTGCAGTGAGCAGGCTTTCTGCCTGACCGTGACCGGCTCATCAATGGATAACCATGGCATGCCGTGTACCAGCTACCCCAATGGTTCTCTGGTGTTTATTGATCCGAAGTTGTCAGCTGAAGCAGGTAAGGTGTGCCTTTTTCAGGATCAGGGACCCGTCCTGGGGACTTATGAAGAACTCAACTGCCAGTCTATGCTGGTGTTCAACAACCCCCGGTTTCAGTCCCTTTCGGTGTTAAGAGATAACTACATCGGACAGGCTATTGGCTGTTTTTGCCTTCCTTAGCGAAATACAAAAAACAAAAAATATTAGGAAAGTTTATTTTTTCGTTGACAGCGGTTTTTGCTGTTGGCAGTCTAATGCTTACTGATTGAACAATAACTCTAAACGGTAAGCGACAATGACACTTGCTGATCAGAAAACGGTAATAGGAGTAACCGCCAACGATGTATTAACCATGGAGCAGGAAGCTCAAGCCCTTGATCTCCGTGCCGCAAAATTACGGAATGACCTGGAAAAGACCCGCAACCTGCTCATTGATCTTCTCTCAGAATTAAAAGACAACCTTCCGGACAAGCAGATCCCTGCGCTGTTTACCACCAATGGCATCCTCATTGATACATCCGGGAACCAGGGATACCCCGAATTGCATCGAGTCCCTGAGCTGCAAGAGCTTCTGGAATCAGAGGATAAACAGGCCAGTTAACGGCTGACCCACCCCAAAACCACAACAAAAGGAATTGCTATGACCGAAAGCAATGATGCTTCACGGCTGGACAAACTCGCCTACGAGTTAGAGCGGGCTAAAAAATCCGAAGAGCATGCCAGGAATCACCGCCTCGATATTGAACAGAAGTTGTGCGATATGGTGGGCGTAAAAGATGAGGGAAGCCAGTCCATCAAAGGTGACTACTACAAGGTAACAACGTCTGCAGGGTTCACCAGAACCCTTGATCAGAAAAAGTGGGAAGACGTCAAAAAGCGTATCCCGCAATCACTGTCAGCAGGGCTTGTTCGCACCAAAGTAGAACTGAACATCAAACAGTTGAAGAGCTTGCAGCTGCTTGATCCGGCTCACTACACCATTGTCGCAGAAGCCATCACCACCAAACCCAAAAAAGTGGCCGTGAAGTATGAACGGCTGGAGGACAAGTAATGGCGATTACACTCAACTCCATCAGCCGCTCACTGGGTTTTAAAGCCCCAGCACTGGTCATCCATGGTTCATCTGGCGTGGGGAAAACCTCTCTGGCAGCCGGGGCGCCCAACCCTATTTTTATTTGCACCGAGGATGGGCTTGGCAAGCTGGAAGTGGATGCGTTCCCGTTGATGAAAAGCTTCCAGGATGTTCTGGATGCCCTTCACGCTTTGTATAGCAGTGATCATAAATACCAAACCGTGGTTCTCGATAGCCTGGATCACCTTGAGAACTTGTTATGGATTCACCTTTGCCAACACTATGTTGGTCCGAAAGGTGAGCGTTACGAATCGGTTGAAGATTTTGGTTACGGCAAAGGCTTTATGTTCGCCCTGGATTTATGGCGACAGCTGTTGAATGCGCTGTTTGCCCTGCGCAATGACAAAGGCATGGCTTTTATCCTGATCGCCCATTCCGAAATCAAGCGGTTTGAAAGTCCAATGACCGACAGTTATGACCGCTACCAGATCAAGCTTCACAAACGCGCCAGTGAGCTGATCATGGAGTCGGTGGATTGCGTGTTGTTTGCGGATTACAAAACCGTCATTGAGAAAGAAGAAGCCGGTTTCAATAAGGTGAAAGCCCGTGGCATCAGCACCGGCCAACGTTATCTCTATACCGAAGCTCGTCCGAGCTTTGTTGCTAAAAACCGTTACGGGCTGCCGCCAGAGCTGCCGTTGAACTGGCAGGCCTTTAGTGACGCACTGACCAATAACCCAAGCCAATAAATAAGGAGATTGCCCATGGCACAGTTAGGTTTTAACGCCGGTGACTACGATCCCACCGATGAATTTGAGCCGCTACCGGCTGGTGAGTACCTGACCATGATCACCGAATCATCGCTGGAAAACACTAAAACTGGCGGTCGTATGGTGAAACTGACCTACACCATTATGGAAGGACCGCATGAGAGCCGGAAACTCTGGTCACAACACAACATTGAAAACCGGAGCCCCAGGGCAGAGGAAATCGGCAGGAAAGAACTCAGCCGAATTGCTCACGCCATTGGTCAGCCAATGATCAGCGACACGGATCAACTATTGAATCAGGTGGTTCGGATTCGGGTGGTGGTCAAGAATGATCCGGGTTATGGCCCTAAAAATGAAGTAAAAAAATGGATCAATGTGGGTGGTCAGCCCATGCAGAATGCCCCTGCACCTCAGCAGCAGACACCAGCCCACAACCCTGCGCCAGCCCAACAAGCAGCCCATCCAGCCACTCAGTACGCTGCGCCACCGTGGGGACAAAAATAGCCATTCATCAAGGGGGCTTGCCCCCTTCATCCAGGAAAGAAAGTTATGTTTTTCAATTCAACGGGCACCTCCGCCCGAAAGCTGGATAAAGCCCGATTCACCAAACGACGACCCTCCAAAACAGAGAGAAAGCGAAAGCGCAAAGCCCAGCGAATTGCCAGACGGTTAAACAGAAAGCAGAAATAGGCTCAGAGCCAGGGAAGGCGAATCATTGTGAAAATCCCCGAATCCAACAAAACGACCATCAAAGCGATTATCCGGCATTATGAGGACAACCAGGGTGGTGTAATGCGGGCGCATCTGGGCGGTTCAATTATTGGTCGCCCCTGTGACCGGGCACTCTGGTATACCTTTCGCTGGTGTTCTGATGTAAAGCATGGTGGCCAACTGCTGCGACTCTTTCAAACTGGTCATCTGGCAGAGGAACGATTCGTATCTGATCTGCGCAGTATCGGAATAAAGGTATTTGAAACCGATCCTGCCACCGGCAAACAGTTCAGAGTCTCAGCCTGCAACGGCCATTTTGGTGGTTCATTTGATGGTGTGGGTCTGGGCTTTATCGAAGCCCCCAAAACCTGGCACCTGATCGAGATGAAAACCCACAATGAAAAATCCTTCAATAACCTGGTTAAGAAGGGAGTGCAGGAAGCCAAGCCAGAGCACTTTATTCAGATGCAGGTCTATATGTATCTGGCCAATCCCCAACTGACCAGAGCCTTCTATATAGCTGTGAATAAGAATACGGATGAGCTGTATGGTGAACGGGTTCGTCTTGACCCGGTAATTGGTAAGGCAACGTTACAAAAGGCCGAGGGCATTATTGCCAGTGACCGTCCGCTGTGCAAAATCACCGAAGACCCCAGCTGGTACCTTTGCAAATTCTGTGACCACCAGGCCATCTGCCATGGTCAGGAAGCCCCTGCGGTTAATTGTCGTACCTGTATGCACAGCACTCCAATTGAGGAAGGTGAGTGGCACTGCGCCCGTCATGATATGGATATTCCGGAATCTGTTCAGAAGTCCGGCTGTGAACTCCACCTCTATAACCCCTACCTGTTAGAGCAATTTGCCGAGCCCACTGATAGCGGTGAGTACTGGATACGCTATCGCCTGAAGTCTACCGGCGAAGAGTTTGTTACCGGTACGGATAAAGGGCAGTTTTCCTCCCGGGAAATTCAGGCAGTAGAAGACAAACGCCTGCTGACGGATGAAAAGCTGGCAGGGCTGAAAACCCAGTTCGATGGAACGATTGAAAATAATCAATGAGAAGGAAAATGAGCAATGGATCATTCCAAACGCTATCGCTTCATACCTGTAAGCAATCCACCTGCAGAAGACCAGATTGACCTGGTTGGTCTCAATGGGGACAGTGGGCTGTGCATAACAGACTACCAGCAAGGCAATTTCTACCCGCAGGTCTCTCATTATCTGATCGAAGATACCGCTTCTTTTGATCAATACGCTCAAGCGGCTTGCGATGAAACCATCAACAACCTGGAAAACCAGTTAGAACAGTTTAAAAGCCAATCTATCCAACTCAGGGATCTGTTTGCCATTGCTGCGCTGATGGGGGAGTTTACCTGCAACCGGGGCACGGCCATTGAGCCAGCCGTAAATTTTGCCTACAGCATTGCGGATAAAATGCTTCAGGTGAGGAAGACAAGCGACGGGATACCAACAACCACTGACCGCAAAGCGACTGAGCGCGTAGCCAATCAGATCATTAACCAGATGAAGGGTTTTGATCGTGGCTTTTGAGCTCCGCTGGTATCAGCGGGAGGCTATTGATGCCATCTATCAGTATTTCAGCGCCGCCAATGGCAACCCGCTGGTTTGCGTCAGTACCGGTGGTGGCAAGTCTGTGATTATTGCTGACTTTATCCACGGGGTTCTGAATAAATGGCCAGATCAGCGGTTCCTGGTTCTTTCCCATGTGAAAGAGATCATTGAACAGAACCATGAAAAGATTGTTGCCCAGTGGCCGGAGGCTCCGACGGGTATTTACTCGGCCTCTATGAATTCCCGCAATACTGATGCTCAGATACTGTTTGCCAGCATCCAGAGTGTTCATAAACGGGCTGAGGAATTAGGTCATTGTGATTTACTCGTTATTGATGAATGCCATCTGCTCAATAGTGAAAGCTCAGAAACGATGTACTCTCGACTGATTGCTGGTCTTCGGGACATGAATCCTGCACTGAAAATTATTGGTTTTACGGCCACTCCCTACCGCATGAAACAGGGTTTACTGACGGAAGGAAAGCAGCCCCTGTTTGATGAGATTGTCTACGAGACCGACATTCAGCGATTAATTGACGATGGTTTTCTATCGCCTCTGCGTTCCAAAGCTGGAAAAAAGAAAATTGATCTTACTGGCGTCAGAACCCGGCAGGGCGATTATCGCACCAGTGATATGGAAGCCGCAGTCAACAAAAACGATGTCACCGAAAAAGCGGTGACAGAAATCATTCAGTACGGTCAGGAGCGGAAAGCATGGCTGATCTTCTGCGTCAGTGTGGCACATGCTGAACAGGTCAAAGAATTACTGGTAGCTGAGGGTGTTGAGGCCGAATGCCTCACCGGAGAAACCCCAAAAGATGACCGGACTCGGATTCTGGCAAACTATAAAGCAGGAAAGATAAAAGCGCTTACCAGCCAAGGCGTCCTGACCACCGGTTTTGATGCCCCTCTGACCGATATGATTGCTCTGCTTCGAGCCACTAAATCTCCCGGACTGTATGTTCAGATTTTAGGACGAGGCCTTCGCATCAGCCCTGAGACTGGAAAGACGGATTGCCTGGTACTGGATTATGGCGGCAACGTTGAACGCCATGGACCGATTGACCGCATCACTGTTGACCATATAAAAGCAGGTAAAGGCTCCGGAGAACCGCCGGTTAAGGAATGCCCGGAATGCTTTGAACTGATTCTTGCAGGCCTGCAAATCTGCCCTGCCTGCCACTATGAATTCCCGGAACGGGAAAAGCATGAAGCAGAAGCATCCAGCGCCGCACTGTTGGCGAACCAGATTGAACCGGAATGGTTTGATGTGGATGAAATCATTTACACCCTTCATGAGAAAACAGGCAAACCACCCTCGATGCAGGTCTCTTATCGCTGCGGCCTGGAAACAATCCGTGAATGGGTCTGCTTTGAATATGGCGGTTATGCACGACAGAAAGCCGTGATCTGGTGGGTGAAACGCTTTAACCATGAACCCTGCCCAGAATTCACCGACGATGCACTGAACCGGATTAATGTGGTTCGGGATATGAAAGAACCTTGTCGTATAGAAGTTATTCAAGACGGGCGCTGGCAGCGGGTAAGGGCTTATGACTTTACGGTAAAAGCAGGCACACCAAGCGAATGGAATGACAACCCGGCAGGTCGCCCAAAACCAGAGGGATTCAACGCTGATCATTTTGATGTCTTTGATACGGATATTGATTTTTAGGGAATAGGGATATGACAAATGATGAACAGAATGATAAGGATATGGACCTTATTCAACAATGTATTCGTGATGACTCTATCGCTTATGGTTTTGTGATTTCGAACCAGAAGGTTGATGAATTTATCCAACTGGTGAAGGAAAAGGGGAAAAAAGAAGGGAGTGTACTTAACTCCCTTGTTGATCAATGGATTAAGGCTAACCGGAAGGGGTGACTACCCCTTCGGTGTAAAGCGGCCGATACGTTTTTTCCCCTTGAAAATATCTGCGGAATAATCCTTTTCTACTACAACCCTTATATCTATACCTGAAAGCAGTTTAATAATGGCAATGGTTCTCTGGCCTTCTTTCTCAGGAGAATGAATTACTATCTTTTCCACTATATTTCCAAGTGCTTGAACGAATGGCTCCTGATCTTCCTTGGTGGCCTGCCCAAGAATAAATTTCCTGCCAAACTCGTTTGCGTGATCAATGCTTGCGGCCATAGTGGGCGAATTAAGCATATCCAGCTGGTCTTGCATTGTTGCTATATCTTGCAGGATAGTATCAACTTCGCCCTCAAGCTGAACCACCATCTGAACTCCTTTTTTGGACCCGGCTGCAACCAGATCAGCAAGGTTATCCATACGAGTTTGCTTATCTTCTAGCTCAGCCTGTTTAGTATTGATTGCCTTGGAGAGCTTGGCCTTCTTACTGTTAGCAGCACTTTCCAGCATATCGTCTTTGTCGATCAGTGAGATGGCGTACAAAAGGACGGGTTGAAATTTTTTAGCCGTTATCTTTGAACTTTGTTTGCAGGCAGTCTTTGTTTTAAGTTTTTCTCTGCAAAGGTAAGAGGTCGACCTGTTTGCCCTATTGGATGTAATTGCGTAACCGCAATCTCCACAGGATAGTTTGGTTTTAAAAAAATTAATTTCATACTTCGTTGGTTGACCAACCCGGACTGAAATCCGCTCTTTAATTAGAGCTTTGGCTTTATAGTACATATCCTCGCTGATAATGGCAGGATATGCCTTAATTTCCTCTCCTGCTTGAGCGCCAGTAGTACAGTATATTCCAAGAACATTTTTATGACGAAAAAGGCGATTGAGCTGATAACTCCTTAAATTAATATTGTTATTGTGTCGTTTTCTCATTTCGACAATAATATCTGTATAGCTCATATTGTGATTGACACAAAGATCAAAAATTTCTCGAATTATTTTAGCTTCGCTTTCAATGATTTCTGGCCTCCCACTCTCTGTTGATATCCATTTTGGATATATTTTTTTGCTGCCAATGCCCCCATTCCGGATTTTCTCACGCATCTGAATCCAGCTTCTTTTAACTCGTTTTGATTTTGTCTCACTTTCTTCATGAGCCCGGCACATAATGGTAATAGAAATAAGTAGTGGGCCGAAATTGGCCTGAATACTTTCCTTGCTGTATATCATCCGGTCGTGGTAAGTGCAGATAGAAATACCGGCATTCAATATACGAATAAACAGTTCCAGAGCATCCATGATATTTGCCCGGCTTAATCGATCCAGACTTTCCACCAGAAGGACAGCAGGACGTTTAACGAGGCCATCATCCGCCGCTTTGAGAAAGCTCCCAAGTGCAGCACGATCATCAAGGTTTTTACCATGGTAGGCAGAGGTGCCGATATCGGTGAGTTTGAAGGTCGTATCCATCACCCAGTTCTGTGCTTCGCAGAATCTGGAACTGTCTTCTATCTGGCGTTTAATACCGCCACCTTTTAACTGGTTACGAGTTGAGATGCGGTGATATGAGTAACAGTAGGTCGTCCGTGTAATCGTTGAGTCCATTGTTTTTATTATCGTCATAATGCCTCCTATAATCGTGCAATAACATCGACGAAGGTGCAATTATATTGTTGTACATTGCACACTGTTGGCGGCCACCGCCAGTGACTGAATGTCATACTCCACCGCCAGCCGGTAGGCCGCTGGCCAGGCGTACAAATGGTAAGGCTCACTGAACATCAGCTCCTTGCCGGAGAATCCCGCTGCCACACCACCGGGCAGCACCACCATGCCTTGCAGGTTGATGGGTGGTGCTATCCAGCCGATGGTTTTCAGGATACCTCCCCGTTGGTCCAACGGCGTTTGATCCACCACAGTGGTGACACCTACGGGGGTATCGGTGGCCACCGTTCCGGCGTTGTTGATCTGGGTGCAAAGCTGATACACGCCGATCTGGGTACTGGTGTAAATCCGGTAATGGGTAATGTTCAGGTCCACGGCACCGGGACCTGAGCCCACGGTAATGTCCACCGTTTCACCGGGTTTCACCACAATCTCACCGGAGGGCAGCGATGGCGGTCCTTCCCGTCCGTTTTCGTCCACCCAGGTGTAGGTGTAGAAACGGGTTTCGGCATCCACTGCTTCAGCATCGTCCAGCGGTGTACCACTGAGCGTCACCACGGGGGCCACGTCCGGCTCTGGCAGTCCAAGCTGATGGTCATTGACCGGATAGTCACTGCCACCACTCAGGGCCAGGCCGTTATCGGTGTATCTTGGCCCCTTGACGGTGCCAGTGAAATACACTCGATTGTTGGGATCGTCAGCCACTGGGGAACGGATCACATCCACATCTTCCGTCCAGTCAAACCAATAGCGGTTACCTTCGTTGCGATACAGGTAAACAGACTGCGGGGTATCGTTCAGTACCTGCTCAACCAGCGGCGCACGATAGGCTCTCAGACTGCCATTGGTTAAACGACAATCCACCGCCGCCTCTGCCTGCGTATCTTCCAGCAAGTGGCTGTCCAGCCAGGGGACTTCTCCGGTAAAAGAAGTGATGTCGATTTTCATGGCTTACCCCAGCACGCTGACCTGCTCAGGGGTTAACGCCCGGTGCCAGATTCTGAAATCCCGGATATGACCATTGAGACACTGCTCTCCGGCACGACCCAAGGCTACATCATTGGAGTTATAGATACGGGTAAGATTCCCCTGATTCCCTGAGCCAATCTGCTGTCCATCCAGATAGACGATCAGTTTTTGTTCCTCTCCTGAACTGACCAGCCGATGCATTTGGGTATCCGTCACCGCAGGCATAATTATATCAATGCCCTGACGTACCCGCAGACCATCATAAGAACCGGAGCGGGGCCACACCACCAGCGCCCAGCCAGAGACATCGTAATCTGGGTTATAGCCATTGCAAAAAATCAGGTAGTTGGTCGCACCGGGTATTTCCCCCAGAGTGTTGAAATCGATACTCCAGCTCATGGGGGTGCGGGAGCTGTGCACAAGATTGTTTGCACGGGGAATGTTCAGATAATCCTGTTCCCGGCTTGCAACACTGCCATCGGTAGGAATATAGGAAGTGGCGAATGGCAGTGCTTCCAGCTGGACGCCATAAATAAAAATGGTGCCGGGGACACCGTCGTTTTTACGGACCTGAAAGCCCTGAATATTGTGATTACCATCACCGGGATCAACGGAACTGACCTGGTAGCGCTGCCACTGGGTAGTGAGATTAAAAGTCGCTCCCTGCTGGCCTACTGACGCCTGATTTTTAAAATCGATCTTGATCTGTTCGCCGCCGACACTGCCTTTCATCCAGATAGATGCGGTATGGGCTTTTGTCTGATCGAATCCGCTCAGGTTGTATGTCAGCAGCCAGGCGCTGTTACCAACAAAATCCAGCTGTGCGGCTGAGTTTTCAATATTATCGGGGCCAGTTTCGGCGTTGTCGGTAATCACGGTGGTCGAACCATCGGGATACTTTACCCAGTGAGATGAGAAATGATTGCTGCGGGGGACAATATTGGTGCTACTGCCTTCAATCAGAATACCCTCCTGCTCAAAGGCAGGTTCGTTAATCTCGGCTTTGGTAAGCACACCGGATTTATTGGTATACCACTTAATGCCGTTGCGATGGAACGACGCTGAGCGGGTAGGCAGGTTGATCAGCTGGCTGCCATCCCGGGCTGGAGAAATATCCAGCTGATCTGCGGGGCCGAAACCTTCACGGATCTGTAAATCAGAAGTCAGTGGTAGATGAAAATCCGGTGCCGGAAGCGAAGAGGCAACCAGGGCATCCCTTACCGTTTTCAACCCTGCAATTTCATCCGCTCGACTGGCGGCAGCATCCGCCCGGTCAGCATGGCTTTCTGCCAGTGCGTTATTATCTGTTGAACGATTCGCTTCCGACTTGGAGCGGTTGGCTTCGGTATTGGCACGGGCTGCATGAGCGGTGGCATCGGTAATGGCCTGATCCACATTACCAAAACGACCGGCAAAATCTTCAACGTAATTCCGATGGGTTTGGGCAAGGTTGGCTTGACTGGATGAACGATCCGCCTCGGTGGTGGCTCGGGCGGTTTGATTATTGCCTTCTACAATGACCCGACTGATCTGGTTATTTCCTTCCGTTTGAACCCGCAGTACCTGACCATCGCCTTCAGCTTTTACACGGTCAGATTGTTCAGTACCTTTGTTGGCGATAAGCGTCTGCTGGTTGGTGCTCTCTGTGCTAATCAGGTTTCGCTGGTTTATACCTTCCTGGACAACGTCACCCCGTTCGGTATCGCCAGCATCAATCACCCGCCGTTCCTGGCTTTCTCCGGTGGCGATAACTCTGGTGTTTTGCTGGTTGCCTTCATCAGTGAGTGATTGCAGGGCATTAGCGACGGTAGTATTGAATGCAGTGACAGTATTGCCAACGTCCACCTTGTCACTGGCCACCCGGACTTTATCTTTTGCCACCGCCCCGGCAGTGTTCAGCACGGTATTGTGTTTGGCGGTGATATCTGACTGTCGACTGATCACATCGGTCTGGCGATTGATGATATCGGTCTGCCGGTCTTCTACATCTTGTCGGTTGGTGGATACCTCTAACCGATCCGCTTCAACCTCCCCATGTTTGGCGACGATATCTGTATGGCGCGTCGCTACATCACTCTGGTCGTTGTCCACATCAGACTGCATGTTTTCAATATCAGCCTTCATCTGCTCAATGGCTATCTTGTCTTCGGCTACGGCCTGACGCTGAGCCACAATCAGATCGGCCTCACCGATCAGGGATACCTTGATATCCGCCAGTTTCGGGTCTGACATATCCTTGTCCTGTTTGGTTTGAACCAAAAATGTTCATGACGATGGTTTGTCACCCTCTGTCATGAAAGCTTTAGCCACAGAGTCACGGAGACACGGAGGAAAAGCGTTTTTCTGTTCTCCGTGCTCTGTGCCTCCGTGGCAATTTTCTTTCATGGCAAAGACACAAATGCCCATGGCGCGTGAAAATATTTTGCGCCACCCTCAGGGATGAAAAATGGTTAAGCAAAATATTTTTCACGGCAAAGGGCACAAAGGAAAAGACAAGAAACAGCTTTTCTTTGTGTTCTTTGTGCCTCTTGTGCCCTGTGGGTATTGTGGTGAATCTTTAAGAAATGGCGTGGGTGACTCCAGAGGTGAGGGTTATGGTACCCATCATAAAGGTTCTGACACCGGTACCGTCTGGAGTGGAAAGCTGGATATCGTATTCGTAGCGATAGGGTGTCAGCTCATTGGTATCCGTCGGCGTGACAATAACTATTGCCTCAGAACCGGCAATGATCTGTCGTTTTTGCAATACCGCTTCACTGTCAGGCTGCATCCGGTGAAACTTCAGGGTGAAAATTAATGTCCAGCCCGACAGGTCAGCTGGCTGGTCGTTAGCATCAGTAAACGCGACCGGAATAGTGAAGCTGTCGCCCCGAAGGATAGGTGGAAGATCTGTGGATGTGGGCAATGGCATCAGACAAATCTCCTGCGGGTCACCGACTGTTCACCACCACTGGCACCCACCAGTCCACGAATGCGCTTTTTATTCAGCTCCCGTTCGTACTTTTGCCGGTTCACTTCTGACAGTTGTGGATTGGTCCAGGGCTCGTCAGGCATCATTTGCAGATCAGCCAGTACGCCCCAGCAGGCAAACTCCAATGTCAACTGGCCCAGATCGTCAGGTACTTCCACGGCATCAAAGGCAGGCATCAGGGTCAGTTCAATATCGTGCATCTCATTCTTATCCGGGATTGGCGCAACGGTCAGTGTCGTTGTCTCAAAGTGCCGGTAGTAGTAAGGCGTTCCGTTGGAAATATGCGGGGGGAGCAGATCACGGCTTTCCAGTCGGGTACCGTCCTCCCGCTGGATGTTCTGCACCGTGGCAATCTCGGTTCCCGTGGGTGCAGTCAGGGAATATTGTTTGATGCCCTTGACCATAAACAGCTTGTCACTGTGGCGCCACAGGTTCGCCCGATGACAAATATCCCGCAGGGTGATGATCAGATAGTTTTTGATGACCTGGTCCGGGCAGCCCTTGGCATAAGGCCTGATTCGGGAAAGATAGGCGTCCAGTTCCATTTATCCCTTCACCTTGCCCTGAAGCATCTGCCGAAACATTTGATCCACGTTCCACTTCAGCCCCAGGTCATTAGCAAACATGGCCAGGTAACTCTGGGCCTGCTGCATATTGGCTTCCGTTTCCATATCCATGCTGAAAGCCCTGAACAACATGTAGTTGATCACCGGGTTAAGCCACAGCTCGTCGAGGCTGAATAGTTGGGTATCGGTGTCAAAATCCGTAATCACTATTCGAGCAGGAGCCTGACTAACCAACAGGTTCAGTTGATGATCCGCTGGTGGTACCGGGTAGATATAAAAGACAGCGGGGCTTTTTTGGTCGTAGACAAATTGCTCCACTTCCATGCCGGTGGCCGTGGTCCAGTTGGGTAGCAGGCTGTCCAGACTGTTGCGGGTGGTCGCAATCACCGTTCTGCCAGTGTCCGGGTTATCCACAATATCCAGCAGTCGGTAGATGCCAGGCGGCAGCGACTGCACGGCCTGTGCCTGACAGGTGAAAGTCAGTAACTGCGAGTTCACGTCAGGCCGGTTCTGCACCACGGCCAGCAGTGCTTCGTTATAGGCATCCAGCAGGTCGTTATTGCTCCACCTGGGAACGGTGGTATTGTCCTGAAGCAAGTTGCGAACCCGCTGGATAATGTCGGTAACCTTCATAACCTACAGCCGGTTACCTTGCTGGTCACAGAACTCCAGATCCACGCCCATCCGTTTCTTCAGCCTGGGGTTGTAGATAAAGACGCTATTGGTGTTCTTGTTCAGCACAAATTGCAAAGGCTTCCTGCCCGCCATAGGTGAAGACGTAGCTTCCTCTGGCTCTTCCGGTTTTACCAGCGGATCACCACCATTCATCAGTAAGCGAACTTCGTCTTTTAAATCATCCAGCTTTTTGCGCTTGTCCAGCTCCACGTTAAACATCTGCCGGGTAAAGGACTCCAGTTCGTCCTTGCTGCGGCAGGTTTGCAGATCAAAAGCCATAGTTCAATATCCTTTTGGTTTATTAGCCACGGAGGCACAGAGACACGGAGAAAAGAAAGGCTTTTCCTCTGTGCCTCCGTGTCTCCGTGGCAAAAATAAAAGCATGAATTTAAGAGCGTTTGGCTGCCAGCAGCACACCAGCATCGGGCTTCAGTACCTTGTAGCCATACACCTGCAGGCCACGGTGCCCCATGCCGAAGTGCTTCTCCAGGGTCAGGCTCTCATGCTTGATAAACTGCGATGCAAACCCGGCAAAGTCCTTCACACCCGCCATGCACTGGGTAATGCCTGAAGCGGTGGCCAGGTTGTTGCTGCAGTAAAGCGTGAAGCGGTCAATGATGCCCAGCCTTCCGTTACGCATGATGGAGGTACCATCCCCGGCCAGTGACGCATCCTTCAGCTCAGACTTCTTGATCATCCCGCACACCCAGGGTGGCAGTACCAGCCAGCGGCCGGACTCGGGAATGTTCTTCTCGTCCAGCAGGGTGCCCATATCGACGATGTAATCCAGCACATTGGACTTATCCACAACCACGCTGGTACCACCGCCGTCGATCTTGTTATCTGGATGGACATCGGTATAGATATTCCCAAGTACATCGCCGTCTACCGCGATCTTCACGTTTTCTGCTGCATCAGCAGAAGACTCGTTGATCAGCTCGATATTGGACTGGACACTCTGGATATAGTCATCAATAAAGGCGTAGTACTTGGTCTTGTCGATGGGCATTTCCACCTTGGGTGGTTCCAGATCCTGATACTCAACCCCCACGGCACGGTCATAATCCGCTACCGTAATATCGGGGCGGGTACGGATCACTACCTTGGAGCCTTCCGACTGGATCTCACCCTCCCAGTTGGTGTTGCAGATAGCCGACAACACGGTTCGTTTATAGAACTTCGCGTTGAGCTTTTTGGAATAAATAACGGACAGGGCATTTGCCATAGCCCCCGTTGGAAACGTGGTCGTTGCCATGATTCAGATCCTTTGAATCTCTTTCGAGAAACGGTTAGAGCCGACCTCCCTGCTTAATCCACTGGGCCAGAACCTCATCGAGTTTTTCCTCGTTGGCATCAAACTCTTTCTGCGGCATAGCCGCTATCTGTTCCAGTGTCATAGCGGGTTGGCGACCCTGAGTGGTCGGTTTCGAACGGGACCGCACTGGCGGCTCGCTCATCTGTTTTGCCTGCTGTATTTTTTGCGCTGGATCGGGTGCTGGTTTTGGCGCTGGCTTATTCAGACCGGCAGCCTCTTTATAGAGACTCATTACCTGCGCCGCTCCCAATGGGCTGACACGACTCAGTTCCTGTACATCAGCCGTTTGTCGTGCAAACCAGCCTTTAAAGTCCTCACTGGCAGAGATTTGTTCCACATCGGGATGAAGACTGCGCAACTTGCTCCAGAATGCCTGTCGAGCCTGATCGGCCTCCTGCTCCTGCCGTGCCTTCTCAATAACCGCCAGCCGCTGCTCCAGTTTCCGGTTGAGCTGTTCCGACTCATCCAGCTTGTTAAACACCGGATCCAGTTCCTGGTAGTCCTTACGGAGTTCCTGAAACTGATCAGACGACTCTGGTTCGCTATTGGGTTGGTTCGGCTGACTCAGACTCTGCTGACTGAGCAGATCCACTTTGGCTTGCAGCAAAGCCATCTGTTGCTGAAGCTCCGTATTGCTGCGCTCCAGATCAGCGGCTTTTTGCGTCGCCCGGGTCATCAGGGCATGGGCATTCTTGCGGGACTCTTCCGCTTTGGTGTACTTGTCCTGCCAGTCTTCACCGCTCTCTTCACGAGATGTGGGGGCAGGTGGCTCTGACTCTTCGTCAGTCGCTTCCGGCTCCGGTGCAGGTGGCGGGGGTAACTTATCAGCGGGCGGGTTCTGGTCGGTCTGCTTGTCCTGCTCGTTCTCTTGTTGTGCAAAAGCGGCAGGGGCTTCCGTATTTAGACCCATAAGGGCTGCAAGTTCGGCGTCAGTTTCCTGATCCAACTGTTCGGCATCGATTGCCATCTTCACTCTCCCTGTGGGGCGCTGAGGCTTGTCCACATTTGGTTTAACCTGATCTTGTGGGGCCTGGGCTTATCCACATATTTCAGGCATTCACCGGTAACCGCTCCATGCGTTACCAGCATACCGCCCATCCCTGGGCATAAAAAAACCGCCGAAGCGGATTAGTTTTTACTGCTGTTTCAAATACGTCGCTGCCCTGAGCTGCAAGGCGATAATGTCATCCAACTCCTGCACTCTACCCTGCAGGACGCGCAAGTTGGTTGAATCCTGGCACGTTGCCAGTTTCTCCAGCAGCAACTTGCGTCGGCGCAGAAGATACTCCTCCACCACTTCGTACTCCGGACGATTGCTCACCGTCAGAACGGCTTCCGCCTCCTGCGGCTTCAGGTGCATGGGATTGGGCATAGAGTTCTTCCTCGGGTCTCAGGGCTTTGTCCGGATCAATATCCAGAGATTTCAGGTATTCGTTATACAGATAGCGGTGATCGGTCATGGGACCCAGCACCGGATTCATGCTGACGTTCAGGGCACTCATCATCCGCTCTGACTGCAGCTCTTTGGCCACTAACGCGGCACTGCCCATGGCCACCACATCCAAATCGCCCCGCTTGGCATCTTCGCTGTCACTCCAGCGCATGGCGAAATTAAACAAGCTGTCAATCAGCGGAACAGTTGCGTAGTCGTCTATATTTTTTACCACGCTTTTCAGGGCCACATTGGCAGCAGTCATCAGCATGCTCATACCGCTGGCGGTTTTGTTCAGGCTCTGAGTCTGTTCACCATGGGTATAACTGGGGAGCGATGTTTCTTCATCCGCAAATCTTCGAAACATTTCAAAGATGCCGGACAGATCCTTCTGGTTACTTTGAATATTGATTGCCTGAATCATTGGTCCTTCACCGGCTTCACCGTCATAGAACCAGAGTCGGTAGGGGTAGATTTTCTTGGCATCCTCCAGGCTCATGCCTTCCGGAAATTTGCTTACATCCATCTGGAACATGGGGCCAGCGGTCAGGGCTGCATTATCCAACAGGGCTCTGCCGGTGGAGTTCATCACATCCTGACTGTCGTTCATCATGTAGGGGATACCGATGCCCCAGAATCGGTGCAGCACACTTTCATAAGGAACAAACTTGTAGGGGATCGCTTCCGGCTTCAGCGGGTTCAGTCTGGCCATAATCATCCGGCCATCGCAGATCCAGATATTGGCCTGGTACTCTGCCTGTTCATCAATATCGGTAACGCCATACTCCATCAGCTGATGGCCATCCACCGGCCCCCAGTACTCCAGCACATCAAAGCGCTGAGGCGTAACATATTGCTCATCGTTATTGTTGATATTACGCAGTTCCCGTTCGTAATCTTCAGGAACATGATTACCCTGGGGAGACTCCATCAGAATGGCGTGAATGGTATCAGTCTCAAAACCGGGACTACCTGCCAACTCCCGAAACTCATGTTTGGTCAGCACATGACGGCGAAACAGATCGTTCGGCTTGCCGGGATCATGGGAGTAGGGGTCGGGGAACAAATCAAAGACACTGGCCCATTCAATATCCGGCTCAATGCTCTGATGCTCATTGAGTTTCCATTCATCACCTTCACTTTCCCACTTCTCATGGTTCCGGATATTCAGGGTTGCTACCTTGATACAGCCAGTTCCAAGGGTCACCTGTTCACGAACCATCTTTTTGATTTCGGTGAGTGCATTGGCATTGATCAGATAATCCTTGATCAACCGCTTCATTTTCATGGCTGCGGTATTGGCCTTCTCCAATGCTTCTGCCAGCAGCTCCCGTTCCATCTCATCGTTACGTTCCTGGATAAGTTGGTTTCGGGTTCGGGGATCAAGTCGATATGGCAATAGTTCCTGAATAGCCATCATCCGAATCTGCTGCTTAATGGAGGCAGGAATATCAGACAGTGGACTGGGAACAATATCCCAAAAGGAATCCACATTCTGAAACAGCAGATCAATAAGTCGGGAGTAGGCAGCATTGACTTTGGTAGCAGTGATCTTGATAAACACCCGGCTCAAGGCCTGCTGCTGTTCCATCACCTTTTCTTGCTCGGGACCGTATTCACCCTTTACTGCCCGCAGCGCATCCAGCCACTCATCTTCCACTTCCCGCCTTGCTTCCCGATAGCCTTGCCAACGACTGTAGAGATCCGATGCAAAAGCATCACGAACCGCTAGTTCACGACGCTCGTTGTCCAGCTCCGTCTGAGTCACCTCATCCGGGGTAGCGACCATCACCAGTCCGTGTTCCATTACCTGACCTTCTTGCCTCTGCGTCGCTGCCACTCAAAACGATGACCGGCCATAATGGCTGGCCAGCTACCCACCACCTGCTGAGTAAAAAGAATGATTGTCCGTTCCATCAGTAAGCCGATTTCCCTGGAGAGCGATATTTCAGCTCATTGATATTGATTTTCCTGCGGGGCAACTTCAGCACCATTTGTTGAGCGATGGCATAGCTGACCACCCGATCATCAAAACAACCTTCCTGGGCGTTGGTAGCACCGTTATCTTCAATGACGTAGGTCTGGCACTCCTTTACCGTATCTACACTGCAGATCCCCGCATCACCATCCCTGAGCAATGCCGCCAGGTGATCAATCATTAACGGTTTTGATTTGGTCGTGGTCAGCCAGCCGATCCGCTTGGTGCGTTTCTGGGTACGCTGATCCACGGTGGTTTCCATATAGAGGTTGGGATACTTCAGATCTTTCAGCTTGGTGATCGTAGTCAGACCGTGGTTATTTCTTTCCACACCGATCAAGGCATTGTTGTAATAACGCCCCAAATGATTAAGCATCTTGCCCAGATCATCCGGTGCCACATGGCCAGACCAGTGTGCCACCTGATAGCCAGAACGATCCAATACGTCGATGGATGAATAATCACCGTGCTTGTGTTTGTCATTGATGGGAGCTAATCCTTCAGCAACATCGCAACCGATGACATACTGCTGACTCCCCTCCACTGGGTACCAGATGTTCAGTAATCCCGGTTTCTTCCGGTTTAAACCATTAGGTGTCAGTTCACACTGCCATTTGGGCGAATAGCATTCCTGTTTAGCCGCTTCGGTATGCTTGGGATCAAAGACAGGCCGACCAGAGAACAGAAAAGCTTCCTGAATATTGCAGGGGTATTCCTGTTTGAACTTGTCTTCCGACTTCAGCTCATAGATTTTCTGGCGACGCCACTGCAGCTGCCCATCATCCAGATCATAAGTCTGTTTCAGGTATCGTTCGTCGGCATCTGTCGTGAACTCGGCGGGGACTTGGGCACGGTATTCGTCCTGCCAGAACCAGGGGATAAACACCAGTTCAAAATCACCGCGACCAGCATCAGCGTCCATAACATAATCATAAAACACACCACCGACGCCGTTAGCAGTGCTCTCCAGAATAACTTCGGTATTGTGTTCATTGGGTACTGCCTGTAATACACCGGCCAGATGTTCATCCGCATTGGGCCAGAAGGCGACTTCTGATCCGTGGAACAGTTGTGCTGTGGATGAACGTCCAGCTCCCTTATTGCCAGCGGTACCAACCCGATACCCGGAGTCATGGAAAAATTCCAGTAACTTGGAGCTTTTGTTTTTCAGTTCCCTCTGGGTAAACGGTGGCTGATTTTCGTGATACCGCTGCACCATATCAAACAGGTTGGCGGTGGCATCCGCTTCATGGGTCAGGATATAAGCCCGTAATCCCTTGCGATTGCTCACCAGCCAGTAAAACCGGCCTTCAGTATAGGTAGAGCAGCCCTGTTGTCTGCCTTTGAGTACCACGATTCTTACCTTACCGGTACGCTGTCTCTGATCCTCAATCCGACTGTCCAGGTAGAGCTGAGCCTTGTTTAGCCGAAAGGGAATTACCTTGGCATTCTTGGTGCGAATCTTCAGGCACTTGCTTGCATAGAACGTAAACTCGGTGAGCAGCCTCTCCCGGGCTGGCTTTACCCGTCCTTTTCTTCCAGCCATTCGTCCAGCGTCGGTATCTTTTCCGCTACCACTGTCTGCTCATGGCGATCCCGCCAGTGGTAACGGTTTTTCATATACATAATCAACATGGCTGGCGAAACATCCTTGTTAAGCCCCAATGCTCCCTGCATGTATTTCTCTTCCCAGAATACCTCTGCCAAAACATCTGCCTGAGCCACGGCCTCAGCAAATTCCTCATACTTGTCCATGTATGACAGAAACGTGTTATAGCTGATCCCCATTTCCGTAGCGGTAGCCTTGCGACTTAAACCGGTGCTCATCAGCTCCTTCACCTGATCACACATTTCCGGTTTGTATTTGCTGTGGTTGGCCATGGTTAGAATAACTGTTTGATAGCAAAGGCTATGATGCCTGCGGTAGTGGTGGCAGCGATCCATTGAATCACACTGCTGATGGTCGAGTTTTTGAGTACGGCTTTCTCAATGGTGTCCAGCCGTTCCTCACTGCGCTTTTCCCGCAGCGCCAGGTTGACCATCCGCTCATCGTGTTTGGCCAGGGTCTGCAGGATCTGGGTGATGCCGTCCAGCTTTTGCTCAATGCGATTGAAGCGGTCTTCATCACCCATGACTATCTCCTTGCAACACCCTTGAGTTTCTCAATGGTTCGGGCACCACCCAATCCGAGTAGACAGAGCAACAGAGTAATCACCGTACTGGTGTCTGCTATGGGTAACTGTTGGACCACTTCAGACTTATCAACAAGCATCAGTCCGATGATCACCACATCACGAACAATCCAGGTCCAGGCAAGAATAAACACACAGAGCCAACCAAGAGCGGGTCGCCAACCGGAGACAAAGACGGAGGGATGTTTGGCTTCTTCGATATTGGCCAATGCCTGGAGAATATGAGGCTGTTGCAGCTGGCGATTCAAAGACAGTTCAGCTTTGGCTCGCTCTTCATCAGATGTAAACAAACCATCCAGACCACCCATCAGCTCTTTGGCTATTCCTGCCATTGGATTCAGGTTAATCATCGTCCACCAGCTCAAAGTGTGGGTAATCCCTAAACCGATGATCCTTTAACTGACCATCCCGATCCCAGTCACCACCCCAGCGCAGCTTGATGCCCATACCCTCAGCAACCCCCAACACATACCCGGCAAAGTGCGCGGATCGCTGATAATCAAACCAGTCCAAGGGATAAGCCATTACATCCACCGCCTTGCTGGGCAGCTGATTGTGGTTACTGTCTGGCCATTGCAACTGCGACTGACCATTTTCAAACGCCAGCATCTGGGCAGCTTTGCCCCGGTGACCACAAATAATCGTGCAATCGTAATGCTCAATTACTTTCCTGAAGACACGCTGAAGCCGCTCATCACAAGTCGACAAATGTCGCCTGGACGAAGCGGAAAAGTGAAACATGAAGCCCCTTTTTTATAGTGGTTCAGTTTGGAGGGATAAAAAAAAGAAAACCCGGCAATGAGGGCCGGGTTTCTTTGAAGGATTCAAGCGACGGGGAAGTGAATGATCGGGAACTTTCCCAGCCTGAGCTTTTACCGTACTTTGTGGGTCATTTTTAGTCAAGGCCTCAGTTTTCATATTTGATAGCACCTGCTTCTTCCAGTAACTCCTCTGCATGATCCTCTGCCAACCTGATCCATTCGTTGCACACGGCTTCACAGGCAATACGCCAGCGATAAAGTGTCTTACGGCTTTTTGCGGTAATCTCTACTTTGCCTTTCTTCTGCTGCATATCAGGGTGCTGCAATAGCCACATCAGATAGAGAGAAAGCATCACCGGATTCTTTCGGATCGCTTTGGGTAACCGTTCATCACTCCTGAAAAGGTGAGTTACCCGTAGCCATGCACTGGAACGGTTCGCCTGATTATCGTCATAGCGAATCGTCAGAATGGCAAAGAGTTCTGGCTGCATTCTTTCCCGCAGGTCTCCCTTTCGGATACCATCATCACCCAGTCGTTCATCTCTGGTGCTGCGATGCTTTGGAGCAACCGCTGTCTTTCGATAACCGGCGTTGATATCCTGCTGCCAGCTCGCGGTTTTCATCATCAGTTCCGGTGTTCCGAAGATCCGCATCAGGGCTGGCTCCAGGGCAAAGTACATGATGGTCTCCTAACGCAGGGCGGTCTGGATACGATTTCCGATCCAGCGCATAACCGGTACCGCCATAGAGTTACCCAGAGCCTTGTACCTTGGGCCATCCGGGCACTCTTCTGCCGGTTTATTTTTCCACGGGATGGCACTATACCCATCAGGAAAACCCTGTAATCGTTCACACTCCACCGGAGTTAATCGTCGTATGGCTAACTCGGCTTCGCCCCCGGAGCTACTGGCAACTGAGTGTTTATCTCCAGCTGTTAGCGTGTTCATCGGATCGCCAGACTGACCGATACCCAGACCATTGCCTTTTCCGTCCTGATGTTCGCCGCGCTTACCGGAATGGCGGGTGGCCTGATCATGAATCGGTATCGCCACTGCGGCACTCAATCCGTTACCCTGAGCCTGTAAGGTCATTGCGACAGTGTTGGAGTGAACCGGATCATCTTTTGGATTGAAGGCGATGGTCGGATGGTTATCACCCATATGGGCACGAAGGCAGGGTGATAATTCTGATGACCAGTGGCCACCCAGCCGTGACATGGCACCGGGCTCAAACACCACCAGATCCGTAGCAACCTTGTAATCTCTCTGCTTTAACGTCGAGGATGTTTTACCAGGGCCGTACTGACCAAAGGCGGTCATATCGTAGGCACTCAGGCTGCCCGTGAGGCCACTTGCCTTAATGCTTTTTCCAGCGGGGGAGGCAGGCTCTTCCCACGCTTCTGTGCCCGGTTCAGAATCCCGGAGCAGGCTCTCGGACTCAAATAGAACCGGTTCCCGACGGGTCCAGTCTCCAAAATCTGCCAGAGCAAAGACCCTTCGACGACGTTGGGGTACTCCATAAAATTGAGCATCACACACCCGCCATTCAACAAGCCCTTCCTTACCGAATGAAACTCCAGCGTACCGCCACTTTTTTGGGCCAGGCTGCTCGGGGCATGACTGGTCAGTGCCAGTAAGTAATCGCAGTACTTCAGCAAAGTCCTTGCCCTGGTTACTGCTGAAGGCGCCGGGTACGTTTTCCCACAGGGCGAAGCGGCAGTTGCCGTGTTTTCTGGCCCACCGAATAATCTGTATTGCTGCGAAGAAGAGTCCTGATCGTTCACCATCAAATCCTTTTCGTTTGCCAGCCACCGATAGATCCTGACAAGGGCTGCCAAACACCACCAGATCAATAGGGCCGAGTTGCTTGATCATGGCTTCGGTGATCTCGGTCACGCTGCCAAGGTTGGGTATATCGGGGTAGTGGTGTTCCAGTACGGCACAGGGGAACGATTCGATCTCGGCAAAACCCACCGGCGTCCACCCCAATGGATGCCAGGCGACCGTCGCTGCTTCAATCCCGGAAAATAACGACAGGTATCTCATGGATTCCCTTCCTCCCTACGCAAAGTTGATAAACCTTTCCACCAGTGCTTCCACCTTGGGCCGACTCCAACCCCGCGCTGGATGAAGCACGTACTGGAGCAACACATCCACTGCTGTGGAGTACAACAGCTCAAAATTTTCCTGGCTCATACTTGAGAATTTCAGGCTTCTGGCACGAACGCGGACACCACCGTCCGGGTACCCGATCACGTCATAAAATCCGGCCTTCACGGTCACCCAGCGACGGAACTCATCAAAGTTTTTCTCAGGAGTAAACCACTGGTCAGCCCCTTCCATCCGGTATGGCTGAGGCTCAAAGTAATCAAAACCCAGCTTCAGCAGGGCAAAGAACTTGCGGTGAAAATGCGGGTTACGGGCTTTACGAAACTCTGCCCGAATCACCTGCCCGGTCTTCAGCTGCTGAACGAATAGCTGGTCATCGTCGGATACTGGCACCAGCACCTGCGTTCCCACTTTCTGCAATGCCAGCTCCGCCATCAGACCGCCTCCGCAAAGGCCAGGTATTCGCCATCCCTGAGCCCGTTCAAGAGAACATGCTCATCAGTTTCTGCCGCGCACCCTGCCCATCCAGCGGGTCAATGCCCTGTTCGGCCATGCTCCCCCTGAACAGCTGATTCGAGTGGATGGCCGGATCAAACTGGTGTTCGATGGCAAGCTGATCTTCCAACGGAAGCCCTTGGCATTCACGGTTAACCAGCTCCTGATAGGCCGCCCCAAACTTGCACTTCACGTTACGGCACTCCTCGGCATTCCCGGCGGTTCTCAGCTCATGCCAACCCGCCTCACGTCCGGCAAGATAAACCGCCCGATGGCTCCAGCCGTGGTGACTGGGTTGACCAGAATACTCATTGGCTTCCTGCCAGGCTTTCGCCAGCGTTGGCAAGCCCAATTCTTCCGGCAGTGGCAGGCAGAGCTTGCGAAACTCCGGCGCTGTCGGTGGCCATTCGCCACCGGCCAGTCGTACACGGTTGAGACCAATTTCCAGCTGGGCAGGGTGTAACCCGTCCAGCGTTCTCTGCCACTCGCCGTTGCGGTCAGCCAGACCGTAGGCACTGGTCCACTTCTGGCCGAACAGCGCCGTCATGGTCGAAAACAGCGTCACCAGATCTTTCCGGCTCAACGTCGTAGATATTCCCTCCGCTGAAGTTGCCCGTTCTTTCGGGTTGGAGGATATGGGCGTTGGCCTGTTCGACCTGTTCAACCAGGCTGAGTTTTCCAGAATTTCGCTGCCGGGCTTCATAGTTCACCATCCATGGATTGCTGGCGTTATCGGGGTTGTTCAGGTAGGTCGTGGTGGTCTTCACGTACTGGGTACCCGTTGCTCCGGTTTCGTCACAGTAACGGGCGTAGTTCAGGATGTTGGCCAACAGGTCGTCACAGGAGTGTCCTTCCCGCAGCCGGGTTTTGTAGTGGCCAAAGGTTTTGGTTTTATTGCCCTTGTCACCTTCCCGTTTCGGATACTGGCTCCACCACTCTTCGAAGGATTCAGAGAAATCAGCCTTGCCCGATTTGGCATTTTTCGCAGTCGCACCAGTCGTGCTCCCGGCACTTGATGGCACTTCCCCCATCCTGGAGGTCGCACCAGTCGTGCTCCCGGCACTTGATGGCACTTCCCCCATCCTGGGGGTCGTGCGATCGTCAGATCGGACATATGTCTTGTAAAGATTTCTCTTATTCTCTATTTCTCTATTTCTCTTATTCTCTAGGCGAGATTCTTCCGAGCAGTTGCCGAGCATCTTCCGAGCACTTTCCAACAACGCTTTGGTTTGCTTCGAGCCCTTGTAATCACTGGCTTTGGCAACCGCCCTTTCGATAACGGGTATCACTCCGGGCAATTCTTCCAGCAGTATCTGTGGCAGTTTGACCAGCAGCTTCAGGCGGGCATCAATCTGGGTGATATTGTCCACAGGATTGTGTTCCATGAACTGCGGAATGCAAATGTACTGGCACTGGTCAGAGGCCAACAGGAAACCGCTCGCCGTTAGCTCGGCAATCGCTCGCTCGACGCTCGGCTCTTCCCAGTTAAGGTCTGCCGCGATATAGCCTTTTGGCATCCTGAAGATACCAATCAGGTTCCCGTGACCGGTGGTCAACAGGTAAAGCGCCAGCAGTTTGGCTTTATCTGACAATGACTGAATATCATCACTGATCCAGAACTGCCCAGAGACCTTGCCAAAGTCCTTCATACACAACCTCCATCAGCAGCTCTGCGGCCAAACCACCGATTGGTCTTCCGCTTTACCTGTTCATTTTTCTCCATCCAGTTGGTGATGAACCGAGTAAACCGCCCTTCACTGCACCCGGGGAAACGGTCCTTCATGTAGGCATAAGCATTGATCAGCTCCTGCTCTACATTGATGCAGGGGTAGGTTTGCACCAGTTCGTCATAGAGATCATGAGGCATTTCAAAGTGCGGGTGATGACCACGGATTGGCCAGGGAATCTCATACCAATGGAGCGGCAAGCTCTCTTCATCCATGCTGTCCTGGCTCAGGCTGTCCTGGCTCATGCGGTCTTCGTTCATGCCGCACCTCCCATTACAGTGAGAAAATCCATTTGGGGTTGGTCAAGGCTGGATACTTTGCGGGACTGGTCGTAGTTTGGCCGAGGATTGCTGTTAGGCATGCTCATTATCAAACATCCTTTTGTGATTATTATGGATACGTAAACTAACTTATGTTAGCTATGCGGATGAGAATAACCATTTTTATTCAACCTTGTAAACAATCAAATAAGCAGCTTTAACAACGGCAGTGATTGGCAAGACGGCTTCTGTGATACATTGCTACCAAATCATGGAATAACGAGAATGGTGGAAAACGTGTCAATGCACTGGACTGAGCGCGTTAAGCAAAAAACCAGGGAGCTGAATCTGTCGGACGCTAAAATTGCCCGGGAGATTGGCTGCAGCTCGGCGCTGTACAGTATGTGGATGAACCAGACACGCAATCCCAAACTGGAAAGCAAAATCGCCATCGCCAAGGCACTGGGTGTCAGTGTTTACTGGCTGGATACCGGGGAAGAAGAACCCAATCCCAACGCCCTGCCCGTTATCAGCCTTGATGATATAGACGCCTTTTATCAGGAGATTGAAAATAAGCAGAAAGCCATCAAGAAAGACTCAGGCATTCGGATTATTGAGTCGGATAGCGAAAGTTTCCTGATCCGGCTGGACAATGACTCAATGATAGACCCGGGGAATGCGGAAAAAACTCTGATTCCCAATGGCAGCACCATTCAAATTGACCAGGAGTGCAAGCCGGTACCCGGTAAAATACTGCTGATAGACATCGACGGTCAGATGCTGCTGAGAGTCTGGCAACGGATTAACGCCAACCAGCATATTTTTAAAATGATTAATCCACACTATTCTGAATTGAAAATATCCTACACCGGTGATGTTATGGACATATACAAGGGAACTGCCGTGGGATTCAGTTGCCCGCTATAACTGCCAGCTCAACACCAAAACGCCTGGCTGCTGCCCATAAACCTTAATGCAGCGGCCATCGACAATCTGCTTGTCATCCTCCCAGACAATACCATTCAAGGCATCGCAATACAGCTTCGCCACATTGTCAAAGTCGGGCTTTACCGCAGGCCGGATCTCTCCGGCCAGGGCTGCAGAGCGCTTCTTCTTTGACCAACTCACCGGTACCGGAAATACAGCCAGCACCAGCACGCCGATCTGACCTTTCATCAACGCTCCCTGCCTCTGCTGTTGTCCTGAATAGTGCGCCTGCTGCTCTGCCTTTTTTGTTGCCTCTGGGGTATAGCACCGTCCCCGACGGGTAAACCGTGGCCGACCTTTGCCGGCAGGAACGGTGTTAATCAGCACTGACTGACCATCTATTTTTGTGAATGGTTTCAACTCATTTGTTAAAGATGCCGGAAGCGTATCCAACCAATTATCGACAAATTCCATATCATCCAACCCTGGTTTTAAGCCTGAACACTACAGCCTCTTCGAGAAAATCAATTATCAGATTTTATCGACTTGATATTTTCTATATAAAAATACAATCAACTAACATTTGTTAGTCTTAATATTTTTATATTATAACTTTTGTTACTTAAGTATTAACAACAACAATGGAGCCAAAATGGACGCAGTTACCCGCGATCTCAACCGGCACCTCAATGCCATTGACGACAGGGAAGCCCTCGAAGAGACCATCGAGTCCGAACTGGAACGGATTGAAACCCACATTCAGGCACAGATCGAAGATCACAAGCACATCATCATTGCCGGTTTTGGCGTTCTGACCCCAAGCAACTTCCTGACCTTTCTTACCCTGGAAGAATTTCACCCGATGCAGGGCTACCGCTGGCTGGCCGTGAAACAGCTGGTGCATGACTGCAACGACGAACACTCCCGGCTCTCCGGCTGGGATGTCATTAACTACGCCAGCAAAAGAGGTTATTGCCGTGGCTAATCAAACCCAAATCAACCGACTGGAAGAACCCGTCGTCACGGGTATCAGCGACTGGCTGAACATCAACCAGTACACCTACGACTACGGCAAGGTCTGCATCCTGAAGGACCAGATCGCCAGCAATATCACGCCGGATATGACGGTGCTCCAGATCTATCGGGTCATCCGGGATGAAATTACCGCATGGCGTAAAGACCCGAAAACGGCAGATGCCGTTATCGTTGATTTCCGCGCCTGGTGCGAACTGCACCGCACATTATCCAGTGCATTGGAAAAGAGTTTCCGGATGGAAATTGCCGACCAGGTGCTGGCCGTCAGAAACCGTATTCACCGGGACGAGGCCCTTCGCCATGCCAGCTAAAAAGAAGACCGAACTGATGGAATCTGCTGACGTGTTGCCTGTGGATAAGCCTACACCTGCCCTGTCTGAAGTGGGCCAGATCATGCAGTCGGCCATTGACCAGAATGCCAGCATCGACACGCTGGAACGGGTAATGAACCTGTACGAACAGAGCCAGACCATTGTTGCACGACAGCAATTCAATGAAGCCTTTTCCCGCTTTCAGCAAGAGATGCCAGTGGTTAAAAAGAACAAGACCGCTGCCTTTAACACCAATAATGGCGGTCGCATGGAGTACTCCTACGCCTCCATTGATGATGTGGTTGCTGCGGTTCAGCCGGTTCTTCACCGCTACGGACTGAGCTACTGGTTTGAGCAACAGCAGAATGGGCCAAACATCACCATCACCTGCAATCTGACCCATGTATCCGGCCACACCATCTGTAACACGGCCACTGGTCCTATGGATAACACCGGTAAAAAAAGCCCTCTGCAACAGATCGGTTCTACCGTGACTTATCTGAAGCGACAGACTCTGGTCGGGATTCTTGGCGTGGCCTGCACCGATGATGATACCGATGGTTATGTGCCCGATATGAATGACTCGACCCAGTCACCGGTTCACAACCATTACTCCGATGAAGACTTCCAGCGTCTGTTACCAGAATGGCGGGCATCCATTGAGTCCGGCCAACAGAGTGCAGATCGGATTATCCGAAAAATCAATTCCAAAGCCCCAGCCACCCCACAACAAGTACAACAACTGAAAGCCATCCAACCCAGAGGTCACTAAATGGAAATTCTCGATATCCAACAGGGGACGCCTGAATGGCTCGCCCTGCGCCAGAACTATTTCACCGCCAGCGAGGCACCGGCCATGATGGGCGACAGTCCCTTTCTGTCCCGTGACCAGCTGCTACACCAGAAGAAAACCGGCAGCACACCGGAGGTAAACGAATTTCAGCAGAAGAAATTCGATGCCGGGCATCGTGCCGAAGCAGAAGCCCGACCGTTGGCAGAGAAAATAGTCGGAGCGGATCTGTTCCCAGCCACCGGCGTCACCATCATTGACGGTTTACCTCTGCTGGCCAGCTTCGACGGGCTGACCATGGTGGAAGACCTGGTCTTTGAGCACAAGCTCTGGAATGAAAAGCTGGTTGCCCAGATCGAAGGAGAAGGTATTGAACCTGCCTATTACTGGCAGTTGGAACAACAACTATTGGTCAGTGGTGCCGAACGGGTTCTGTTTGTTTGCTCTGATGGTACCTCTGCCAACCTGCACCATGTTTACTACGAATCCCAGGACTATCGTCGTGAAGCTCTGATCGCTGGATGGAAGCAGTTTCAGGAAGATCTGAAAAATTTCGAGCCGAAAACACCATCACAGGTACTGGAAGGAGAAGTCATTCAGGACACCACCGCTCTGGTGGTACAGCTGGATGGTTCTGTTATCGACTCCAACTTGCACCTTTTGGAAGAACAGATCTTCAAACGCATTGATTCCGTCAAATCGGCACTGGTTACCGATCAGGATTTTGCTGATGCCGAATCGGCGGTGAAGTTTTTCAAAAAGACGGAAACAAAGCTGAAGGACGGCAAAGAGACTGCACTTGCCCAGGTACCGGATATCGCCCGTCTCTTCACCCGCATCGACCACCTGACCGAGGCCATGGCTACTAAACGCAAGTCTCTGGATAAGCAGGTCAAGCATCAGAAGCAGCACATCAAAGACAGCATCGTACTGAAAGCCGTCACCACCCTGGAAAAAGAACGTCAGGTGATTAATACCGAACTTACTCCCGGCTGGATCGCTGCAGTGGTTACACCTGCTGATTTTCAGGAGGTGATCAAGGGTAAAAAGAACGTATCCAGCATGCAGTCTGCGGTAAATGACCGGCTGGCACAGGCTCGGATCGAACAGAAGCAGCAGGCACAGGACGTAAAAAACAATCTGGCGATATACCGAAAAATGGCAGCTGATAAGGACTACCTGTTTCCGGATCTGGATGTGCTTCTTCATAAAGAGCAGTCCGACCTGATGGCCATTATTGAACTGCGGCTGAATCAGGAAGCCAGGCAGAAGGTAGCTGACAAAGAACCCGAACCGGTAACAGAACCTGAAAACGCCGAAGACCAACCGGACCTGCTTTACACCGATGGAGAGGTCACCGAAGAGATCCTGACCGACGATATCTACGCCATGGAAAAGTGGCTTGGAAAAGGCTCACTGGACTGCTATCGCTTTGACCACCACGGCAACGAATACCGCATCGAACTGATCATCCGTCGTGCCGCACTAATCACCCCAGCTCAACAACTCTCTCTAAAACCAGAAGAAAAGGAGACCGCCTGATGGCCGCATCCCTGAACCGCGTCACCCTTATTGGCAGGCTGGGTAAAGACCCGGACTGCAAAGCCACCGCCAATGGCAATGCCGTCACCATTCTCTCCATCGCCACGGAAGAGAGCTGGAAAAAAGATGGCCAGAAACAGACCCGCACCGAATGGCACCGGGTAGTACTGTACGGCAAACCTGCTGAACTGGCCGCTCAGTATCTGGCCAAAGGCCACAGAGTCATGATCGAAGGTCAACTCCAGACCCGTAAATGGCAGGACCAGAATGGTCAGGATCGCTATCAGACCGAAGTCGTGTACAGCGGGTACAACGGCAAGCTGCTATTTCTGGAAAAGAACCCCAATGCTCAGCAGGCACAGCCTCAGAACTATCAGTCACAACCAGGCACACATCAGAACCAGTACGCCAATGCCCGGGATGGTGCTCATGCTCCCCAGCCCATGCAGACACAACAATATGACTCCTACGACGACTCCATCCCATTTTAAAGGAGCTTGTGTTAATGAAAGCCGGAATGAGCCCACTCACACCCGATGATCTGGCCCTGGCCATAGAGATAAAACAGAAGCAGACCGCTGGTCTCAGCTCGGAACAGGAGGAAAAGGAACTGGCAAGAAAAGTCATGCTGGCGGACCGGATCGGTGACGAAATGGAAGGCCTGCAGCTGAATGCAGAAACCGTACTGATTGAAATGACCACCCTGATTGTGGCCATCACCGTAGGTATTCACAGCCCCCAGGCGCGGGATCAGTCGATGCTGGTCACTGGGCTGATCCTGCAACGAATAAGGGATATCAATCAGGACCCTGTCGTAAAGAGCAGTGCCATCCACTGAAACACCATAACAAGACCATAACCAGAAAAGGGAATTGAAAATGGCCGCAACCACTCTCCATCAAAATGGCAAGAGCATGAAAGGAATCAATATGAACACCACCCATACCCCCATCAAGCCCTCTTCCAGCCAGTATGGATTTATTCCGGACAGTGCAGTGACCAGAACAGAAATGGTTATGTCCAGCCGGGAAATTGCGAAGGCACTGGACAAGGAGCATAAAAATGTCAAAAGAGACATTGAAGTCATGCTGAGCAAGCTTGGAGTGGGTACGCTCAAATTTGAGCATACCTACGTCAACCCGCAGAACAAGCAGGAATACACCGAATATCGGCTACCCAGGTTTGAGTTCGAAGTGCTGATCACCGGATACGATGTTAAGCGTCGGGCGGCGGTTATCAATCGATGGTATGAACTGGAATCCGGGCAATCTACCCCCCTTGTCCCCCCGCTTGCCCAGGAACCACCAGAGCTTGATCGCCATCAACTGCTGGAAATCAATATGGACACCAGCCTGAAAGCCATATCCTTTGTTAAGGAATACGGCCTTGAAGGCAATCAGGCCATGCTGGCAGCAGACCGACTGGTGAAAAGCCAGATCAACTTTTCACCGCTGGAAGCCATGGGCCAGAAACAACTGGTGGCACCTGTCCAAGCCATGACGTTTACGCCAACCCAGCTCGGGCAGATGATGGAACCACCACATGATCCCCGTCAGGTGAACAAGTTACTGGAAGCGGCAGGACTTCAAATCAAAATCGATAGCCTTTGGGTACCCACCGATCAGGGTCAGCCACTCTGTGAAATCCTTGATACCGTCAAAGCCCATAACAACGGTGCACCAGTAAAACAGGTGAAGTGGTATCAGACCGTACTGGATCGCTTGCAACCGGCTCTCCCCGATGAATCCAAAACTGAATCGATCGATCAGGATTGCCGCTATGCTGATCCTGCGGTGGTTGGATCTGACAGCGATGACAAGCCTGCGCAAAGAAAACAAAAGCGCAAACGCAACCGCTACGAACTGGATGATTACTTCTCTCTGGTAGAGCTGGGCGAGTTTATTGGTCGCAGCCGTCAGCATGTGGTGGAGGTACTGGAAAAGCACCGGCTTATCAAATGGATCGGTCAGGGCAAAAGAGGCAAGTACCTGCTTACCGATAAAGGCTGGCAGTTCGGCCTGATGTACGACCCGACGGAAACCTTGTTCCACAACCGAAACAGTAAGCGACTGACCACCAGTAATGCCCAACCGGTTCTCGGTTACGACATTTTGAAATTCTTTTAAACCGGGTCGGCGATATGGATGCGCTTATTTCCCAGCCTGACCTGATGGCGTGGTCAGGCATTAAGCAAAAGGCGGCACTGGTCAAATGGATGGTCCAAAACCGGATACCGTTTTACTACGGACGTAATGGCGAAGTGGTCACCACCTATGCCGCCATTAACCAGCCATTGATCGGCACAGAGATACAACAACCAAAAAAACAACCACTCAAATTCCTGTAGGAGATGTATTGATGGGAAGACCACGCAATAAAGAGAATGCTCAATTGCCGGATGGCGTTTACCGAAGCAAAGGGCGTTTCATTTATAAGCCTTACCATGGCCGGGTTGGCCAAAAGAATGTATACGGTGCTGAAATCGTTCTGGGCCCGGAAACCATGGCCATGTCCAAACTCTACATGGCCATTGAGAACCTGGAAAAAAGCTCTGACCAGACGCTGGGCTGGCTGCTGGATGAATATCTGGAGTCACGAAAACTCAAAAGCCAGAGCAAGGATTGGCAGTACAACAAAAGGCTGTACACCCCCAAGGTGAAAAACTTCCCCGTGGAAGGGTATGGCACTTTCGGTAAAGTACCGCTGGCGCTGATCACACCACCATCATTGAACCGGTTCTATGAAAAATTTTCCGACAAACCGGGCGCCGTCGCCAATGCCCGCAAACTGATCTCCAGTGCATGGAGCTGGGGAAGAAGCCATCTTGAAGGGGTACCACCTAACCCATCGCTGGATTGCGAAGCACTGCCAAGACCAAACCGGCAAGATGTGTACGTCAGCGATGAAGACTACGCCTGCGTTTACTATCTGGCCAATCCCTTCTGGAAAGCCATGATGGAGTTTGCCTACATCTGCCGGGCAAGACGTTCCGAGCTGATCAATATGAAGCGGGACCAGCTGCTGGAAAAAGGCATACAGCTGAAACAGGTCAAAGGCTCACTGGATGAAATCACTCTCTGGACACCACGACTGAGAAAAGCCCTGAAAACCCTTGATGATTACAACAACGGTGAAAAATTTGAGTATGTGTTTGGAGCACCCAACGTCCCTGCCAAAAAAGGCATTCAAATGTCACCGGGGCAAAAGATGCATAAAAACACGCTGGACAGCCAGTGGCAGAAACTGATCAACCGTGCGGTGGATGAAGGGCTCATTGACGAGAAATGGCACTTCCACGACCTCAAGGCAAAGGGCGTCTCTGATCATGAAGGACTGGTCTCCGGCCATAAAACACTGGAAGCGAAGAAAATCTATATCCGAAAAACCCAGGAAGTACAGGGTACGAGATAACAAAAGGGAAGAGAGATGAGAGAAGATATCACCGGGCAGCTGTCCGGTTTTTTTTTGCCGTCAATTACACGACATGTCTTTGAGAATTGGTGCCCAGGAGAAGACTCGAACTTCCACAACCATACAGTTACCAGCACCTGAAGCTGGCGCGTCTACCAATTCCGCCACCTGGGCATATACGACAATTTACTACTTTTTAACGATGTTTGGTGCCCAGGAGAAGACTCGAACTTCCACGACCTTGCAGTCACTGGCACCTGAAGCCAGCGCGTCTACCAATTCCGCCACCTGGGCATCGTCAAAAATGTTGCTGAACTTTATTGCACTTTGGCGCAAAAAACAAGGCGATTTTTTAGCCAGAGGTTTTAGGATTTATTTTAGGAAACGACATATGTCATCTACCTTAACAAACCTGCAAACCTTTGTTTTCCAAGGACAAAAGTCTGAAAACAAAACAACGAACCGTCAAACACACACCAGCACCTGAAGCTAGCGCGTCTACCAATTCCGCCACCTGGGCCTTGCCACCACCGTTCAACATCTCAGCGATGCGGCGCATATTAGAGATCACTGGGTGGACTGTCAACCACTTAAAATACGATTAACCAAAGTTTATGTCTGCTACGTATCCTGCCATCAGTTATTTACCCGGCATCCGATAGAAAGGCGTGAAGCGGATAGTATTCACTACCCCTTCATGGCTCTGGTCATGGTTTGAAACCACATCACTTTACTGAGATCACCGGTTGCCACGATATTCTGCTCCTGAACACCAAGCATAAAGGCTTCCCGGGTATTTTTCGCCGTCAGGATTTCAAACCCTTTAGCGGCACTGGAGAAAGAAAGTTCAAATGTTGGCTCATTCGTTGTTCCGGCAACCGGGTAAACCTGTTTGTCTTTGACAATATAATGACGGGCTACACCATCCTTACTGCTGAGCTGAAAGGTCAGGTCCTGGCCTTCCAGCGTCTTTTGAAATGAGGGGTTCTTTCGACTGGCACGTTTCATCATGAAACCTAGTGCCCATAACAACAATTTGAACTTCATTACTTCAGTCCCGAACTCTATAGAGGCACATAAAAAGAAAACACTTCCCCATGGAGCAACTTGAAAAAGCTGGCAATGGAAAAATGCTTTCTGAAAGGTTGTGCAAATAGTATTGATGAAGAGGGTAATACCAGTATCCGTATTTTCTGGCCAACGCCATCAATTGCAACTGAGAGATCTGTCTAATCAGTTTACGGCTTCTTTCAGGGCTTTACCTGGCTTGAAAGCAACCGTCTTACTGGCCTTAATCTGGATGGTTTCACCGGTTTGAGGATTTTTACCGGTACGGGCTGCACGGCTGCGTTGTTCAAAAGTACCAAAGCCAACAAGGTTGACAGAGTCTGGCTGGAGTAATACAATAAGTGCAACAGGCTGAAA